CCCATCGAAGATTTCGATCCGGAGACGAAGAAGTGGGTGTCTCATGGCTGATCTGACGCTGGAAGTGGCCCAGTCGCACCGGGAGGCTCCCCATCAGACGGGATTCTCGACCAAGCAGCACGCCGCAAGGCGGAAGAAGCGGAAGAAGAAGCCCCCTGTGCAATTAATTGCACAAAAATTTGTCAGTGTGCTAAAGTATAGCCCAGCACAGCCCCGTGATGACCAAGGACAGTGGACCACGGGTGGCTTGCCCACACTGCCCAAGGTGAGTGGGATCCTCGATGCGATTCACCGAGCGGATGGGGGGTTCACCTACCATGCGGTGACAGGGGAGCAACCCACCACCGGCTTCGCGTTGTCGTTGCATCCAGACCGTGAAGCGATCATGGACGATTCGCAGGCCACGGTCGTGGCGCTGGCGCAGTATGCCGCGAAGAACTGGGATTTGCTCAAGGAATCAGGCAATTTCATGGGCGGGTGGCACAATCCAGACGATGGAAAGGTCTATCTGGACGTGTCTACCGTGGTGAAGACCGCAGAGGAAGCGGATCGCCTCGCCCGTGAGGCCAAGCAGATTGCCTACTTCGATTTGGTCAAGGGGCAATCAATCAAGATCGGAACACGACATGCCGCAAAAGCCGACACTGCATCTCACAGGTCCACAGGACGGACCACCGACACTCGCAGACCTGATCGCCCTCTCCAAGCGGTTGACGGGACGGGATCCCACGCCGGAGGAAATCGAGCAGGCGAAGCAGATTCTTTCACAACAGTCCTGAAGTATAGCCCTACCCAACAGCGAGACAAATCTGGACGGTGGACGGAGGGTGGTGGCGCAGGCCCTGCAAAGCTCCCCCCAGCGGTGCTGAAAGCTCTGAAGGGCAAGCGCACGGTGGGAGCAGATGGAGTGGTGGGTCAGACGGACTTCGATCCTCCTGTAGTCTTGTCACAGGCACAGCGCAAGGCGTTCGTGAAGAAACACGCGGAACGTGAGACAGAAATGGACGTGGCGTTCGACGCCGAGGGTCGCATTGTGGCCATGCGGTCGGATGGTCAGAAGACTTCGACGTATCCAGCACTCCACGAGAACAAAGTCGAGGGTATGCACAATCATCCGAATGGACACGCCATCCAGTCGTGGGAAGACTTCAAGATGTCGGCTGACCATCCTGTGACAACGGTGGCCAAGCGGGAGGATGGTGTCATTGAGACGATGCGAGTGACGATGACCCCCTTGGGGAAGAAGTCTTTCGTTGCAGATATGCGAAAGGTGTTTGAGTGGGCTCAGGGGTTAGAGATGGAGACGATTCGAAAGCAATGGGCCGCAGGAGAGCAGATCAAGAGCAGTGAAGCTGTGATCCGGACCTACGAGAGAGCGTGGCAGGCCATGGTAGACGCCGAGTATGTCACGGTGGAGCGGTCATGACGCCCGTCTTGATTGATGATTCGGAATTCCTCCGGCTGAAGAAGAAGTTTGCCTATCTCTCGACACCACCACCCACGCCCACGCAGAAGTACGACCCCAACCAGCCCCGCGATGAGCAGGGACAGTGGTCGAAGACCACCGGCCGCACGTTCACCAGTGACGAGGGGTATGAGTGGCACGAGAAGGGACCAGCGGCGGAGTGGGCGAAGGCGCTCCCCTACAAGGACGCACAGGCTATCAACGGCTATGCAGGTTTCGGCTACCACGACATCAACGATTTGCGGCGAGGGACGTATAAGACGCCGGTCAAGAACCATTTTGTCCGAGCCGCGACGGTCGAGGAGATGAAGCGCGTCGGGTGGGATCCTGAGAAGAACGAGTGGGTGCCCAGCATCAAAGTGCGAGAGGGTGAATTCAAAACGGGATATCCGATTGATCCACGGGATGCGATTACTCCTGAATCCATTGCCCGTTTTGGGCATCCGATGGGTAGACGGAATCCGAGTGATTTTGATCCGGAGGATCCTTACCATCGGGTGGATGACGGGCGTATTGTCGTTAACCAATACTATCGTCCGGTGGAGGGTGGCCCGCCGATGATGTTCAGCATCCAGAAGGCGGGTCCGGATCTGGAGCAGTTGCAGCAAGTGCAGAAGGCCGCAGACGCGCTGGATGACCTGATCACAAATCGGGGCTATGTCTTGCCGGAGGCTATCACGGTGGAGCGTGGAGCCTACCTCCCCGGCATTTCGTATGAAGACCTGAAGGCGATGGAAGACCCGTGGCCGGATGAGAGCAAGGCCATCTGGGAGGAGAAGGGATTCACGTCCACGATGGTCGGTGATGCGGGAGGACGCGCCAAGAGCTACCCGGCACTGGGTAAGTGGGAGAGCATCAGCCACCGGCACGGGTCAGCCTCTGGGGTGCTGGTGAAGCATCAGGACGAGGTGGGGTCAGCGGTGCGGTTCCACATCACCCTCCCGGAGGGCACCAAGGTGGCCCCGGTGGAAGGCGTGCGACGGTTGCGGCACGAGTTTCCTCGTATTCCGAATCCTGAGCCGATGGGGCCGAAAGAACTGGCCGATCCGTTTTGGCAGGAACATCCGGACCTGTGGCAAGTCACGGACTACACGCAGGCCCCCAAAGTGAATGCTGAGGATCTGACCGACAAGGGACGACGCACGGAAAGTGAGTTGTTGCTGGGCAGTGGAGCCCGGTTCCGGGTGACGAAAGTTCACCACGGGCAGAAATACCTCGTGGGTGACCCCACGCTGAAAGACGTGCCGATTGTCGAGGTATACTTGGAATATATCGGTGGCGGCAGTAGCCAAGGAGACTGAATGGCCCTGAAATTCGTGGAAAAAGCGGAAAAACCACAAGAAGACCCGAAAAAACTGCCGGAAGGGGCAGATCGGTTCATGTGGACCGAGGTGCCGGAGTCAGCCCAGCGACCGGTGATCAAGAAGACGGATTACGCATGGATTCTGAAGGGGGAGAAACCGACTGCTTGACAAACCAATTCCCCCGTGCTATCGTGGGTGGAGTAGCAGAGGTGACGACGGGACGGCAGGCAGTAGGGCTTGACAAACCGCAGTGTCTGGTGCTACACTCGTTCTAGGTTAGATTTTCTCCAATGGAGTGGGGGCACACGACAATGCAATTCTTCTCATTCGGATTCGGCAACGAAGGCACAGGGTCTGTCGATGAACTCGGCGGCAAGGGTGCGGGCCTCCTGTGGCTGGCCAAGGAAGGCGTCCCGGTTCCTCCGGGGTTCGTCATCCCCACGTCGGTCTGGGCGGAGTACGACAAGAAGCCGAAGGGCACGATGAAGGCGATTGCCAAGGCCCTGCCCGCGTATCTCTACAAGCTGGAGGCGCACTTCGGCTATCTGCCGCTTCTCTCCGTCCGCTCTGGTGCCCGTGTCTCATGTCCCGGCATGATGGACACGATCCTCAACGTGGGGATCGATGACTCCAACGTGGCGGAGTGGGCTACTCGTCTTGGCCCGAAGTGCTTCGGTGATTCGTTCCAGCGTCTGGTCGAGATGTACGGCTCGGTGGTCAAGGGTCTGCGTCGGGAGTCGCTGAGTGGCACCCTGAAGGCTTCGCTGGAGTCTTACGAGGCTCAGACGGGTGAGACGTTTCCCGCTGCCGAGGCGCAGTTGCTGGGTGCGATTGAAGCGGTCTTCAAGTCATGGGACAACAACCGTGCGGACGAATACCGCAGGATGCATGGCTACGACCGCTCGTGGGGTACGGCCGTCACGGTGCAGGCCATGGTCTTCGGCAACATGGACGAGCAGAGCGGGTCTGGTGTCCTCTTCACCCGGAACCCGGACACAGGCGGCATGATCGTCACGGGTGAGTGGCTTCCGAATGCACAGGGCGAGGATATCGTGGCGGGCATCCGTACTCCTCAGCCGCTGGAGACGATGAAGCTGTGGAGCCCGGTGGTCCACGATGCTCTGCTCGATACGGTCATCAAGCTGGAGAACCTGAAGCAGGATATGCTGGACATCGAGTTCACGATTCAGAGCGGGGCGCTCTATCTCCTGCAGGTTCGCAGTGGCAAGCGCAGTGCGACGGCGGCTCTGAAGATTGCGGTGGACATGGTCAAGCAGGGGCTGATTGATGCTCCGACCGCTGTGAAGCGTGTCTCAGCGAAGCAGTTCGACTTGGCCCAGATGGCCTCGATTGACCCGAAGTTCACCAAGGAGCCCGCGTATCAGGGCATCGGAGCCTGCTCTGGTGTGGTGACGGGCAAGCCAGTGTTCAGCCGCAAGGATGCAATTGAGTGCAAGGAACCCTGCATCCTCGTGACGCACGAAACCACGCCGGATGATATCGCCGGAATGGCGGCAGCGGTGGGCGTGCTGACGATGGTCGGCGGGCTCACGAGTCACGCGGCAGTCGTTGCACGAGCGATGGACCGGGCCTGTGTCGTGGGCGTGGGTGCCTCTATCGAGGCGTTCAAGGACATCGAAGTCCTGAGCCTCGACGGAGCCACGGGCCGCATCTGGGCGGAGGTGGTCCCTATCATCAACGGGCAGACCAACGGGGTGGTGCGAGACTTCAACGCGCTGGTGTCGGATGCACTGGGCATCGTGCCGGTCATCTTCTCAGCCCCAGAGTATCCGATGAAGGAAGCCCTGCTCTACTTGGGCGACCAGATTCTGGACCCCATCAAGGCGGCGGAGACGGTGGTCAATGCCACAGCCAAGGTCGGCAAGCTCTATCTGGATCTGGTGCCCTCGACGGAAGAGACACGCTTCCTGAATCTCGTGACGGCGCACGACCACACGGCCAAGGTGCTGGACATCCTTCACGCGGTGATGCCCGATGGCAATGATGGTCTGGTGTTGGTGGTGAGTGACAAGTACGCGACCAAGTTCTCACGCATCGTGCCGGGTGCGGATCTGCGAAGCATCGTGATGTCAGGGGCTGAACTGGTCCTCGACGGGATCGATACGACGGACCCGGCCGTCCAGCGGGTGCTGGCGTGGCGGCAGGCGGAGGGTTGCACGGTGGTATCCATCGGCAAGTACCTCGCAGGTAGCAAGTCCATGATTTCAGTGTCGCAGGCACTGCAGGTTCTTGGGGAGGGTGCATAAAATGGCGCTCAGCATCGGAGTCTCAGTTGGGAGTAAGATTGATGTGGGGGGCCATATGCTGCACGTGAAAGCATTGGTCCACCCCAACGTCGTGGTGGTCACGCTGGACCGGGGAGAAGAGATTGTCATCAGCGAGGCCAGAGCCGTGGAGATTCTCCCCGGCGTGAAAGTGCAGTCTGGGTCCGGGGGCAACCGGTTGGCCTTCCATGCGGCCAAGTCGATTCGGATTTCCCGTGTTGGGGAACCATCGACACCTAAAGGGGAATGACCGTGCAGATCAATGACAAAGTCCTGCGAGTGTTGCAGGCCGAGAAGATATCCGCAGATGAGTTGTACCACATGCTGGACGAGGTGGCGTTCACCTCTCTGCGGGGCTGCAACCGGCGCTACTTCCAGTGGCTGTTCCTCGTGAAGGACAACGTCCTGCAGGACATGCAGCGAGTAGAATTGGTGGAGGTGGGCCGAGGCCCCCATCGCATGCTGGAGGAGCACGAGCCGTGTAACGGCGCAGGCTGTAGATCCTGTGGCTGGATCGGGTCCGTGTCGCGGGCCATCGAGGATACGACCGAGCGAGCGATGCACGCGGCTCGTTGACAAATTCACAGGTGACGTGGTAGGATCAAGACCGGTCACAATCTCAAGGAGTGAGGCAGATGGCGTTAGGACAGTTGAGAATCCCGCTGAACAGGCGGCAGTATTTCGTGGTGACAGGCGGGCCGTTCTTCGATTGCCCAAAGACCATGGTCGGCGTCAAGATGGCGAAGGAGATTCGGCAGACGTGCGCTGTCGATATCCCGACCGAGGATTTCAAGACGCCCGACCGCAAGGTGCTCACCAGCGGGCTGGAGAAGGCCCTGAACCTGTTGTTGGACGGTGAGCCCCTGTATGTGGGCTGCATGGGCGGCAAGGGGCGTACAGGGCTCTTCATGGCGGTGCTGGCGAAAGCCTTCGGGGTCAAGAACCCGGTCGAGTACGTGCGGAAGCACTACTACGCACATGCGGTCGAGACGAAGGACCAGTACGCGTTCGTGGAGCGGTTCCCCATCACCCCCGAGGTGCAGGCGAAGATCAAGCGGGCCAAGCGGTGGGCGTGGACCCGGTTCTGGAAAACAAATCTGACCGATGCCGTTTGACAAACGGTTCAGGTGCTGGTAAACTCTCTGTAGTCACGTTTTTCCTCCAAGGAGTGGGGTTCATGAAGTTTCTTCCAAACAATACGCTGGCGTACTTCAACGCGGCACCGCAGACGCACCAGCACAACCTGTCGGAACTGCCGACAGCGGTCTTCGCCCAGTCCACGCTGGAGTACAAGAAGAATTGCGACCAAGCCTCTCCCAACAATGACGCCGTCTCGTTCTACACGCTGAACCACTGCGCCTCCATCGTCCGGAAGCTGTTCACGGCAAACGAACCGCTCCCGGCGTGGGCACAGTCGATCATGCAGACCTATACGGACGTGGCGATGGCACAGGGTGAGCGGATGTTGCATTACATCCTCTGCATCACGACGCGTGAGACGCGTCACCTGAAGTCCTGCACCACGCCGTTCTGGAATCAGGTCAAGGCCAAGTGGGGCCAGCAGGGAGTGGACATCCTCCGGCACATCTCCAGCAATGGGGGCGAGGATACGGCGATGAACAAGTACCTCGTGACGCCACCGGACATCTCGATTGGCGACTACACGAAGCTCCTGTCCTACGCGTTCCACAATGCGGGCCACTCCGGCTGGAGCGGCGGCTACGGCGGGCACCCGTGGGGCGACGTGACCGATGCATGCATTGCCATGCTGACGGGCGTCACCTCGATGGAGATGCTGGTGGATACCGGCTATACGCTGGCCCACAACGGTGGTCCCATCTTCAACAAGGGCATGATGTACTCGCATTACGACGGGCACTTCATGACCATCCTCGACGTGCAGAGGTCGGGGCAGATGCTGGACCTGATGTTCGAAACCCAGACGCTGGGCATCAAGAAAACGGTAGAGGCGGAGGGGGCAGCACAGTTGATCAAGATGCACCGTCCACAGGAGTGCAAGGGGTATCTCGACTGGAAGCTGGTCGATGAACTGCGTCCCCAGAAGGACAAGGATTCGAATCCCGGCAAGTACGCCGCGCAGACGAAGGCTCAGAAGCAGGCGACCGTGAAGCCGAAGGCTGTCAAGGCGGCGGCGAAGGCTCCGAAGGTCGAGCCCACAATGACGACGCTGCTCGGCAAGAAGGTCAAGGTAACCGGTGCGTGGAAGGTGGCCCCCCATCAGACCGTGACCGTGGTTGAAAGGGCGGAGTAGTCACATGTCTGTATGGAATTTCAAGGACAAGGGCGTCGATGACGCCTTCTCCGGCACCAACTTATCGGTGCGGTGTTACGAGTCGCACCCACGGTTGAAGATCGGCAAGGGCACGCTGTGCGGCGGGAGTGCCAGTTACCCGGTGGTGAAGGATGCCCACGTCTACGTGGCCCTGCAGAGCGGCAGCACCAGCGGGCGCATCTCGGACCCGTGGGAGACGCAGACGGTGGTGGAGGTGCAGTACAGCATTCAGGACATGCACGCGCCCACCAACGTCACCCGGTTCAAGAAGATGATCACGTGGCTGTGCAATCAATTGCACGAGGGCAAGACGGTCCATGTGGGCTGCATCGGGGGCCATGGCAGGACCGGCACGGTGTTCGCGGCGATTGTCGCGGAGGCACTGGGAGAGAAGGACGCCATCCAGTGGGTGCGGAAGCACTACTGCAAGAAGGCCGTGGAGGCACGGGAGCAAGTCAAGTTCCTGATGAAGCACTACGGGGTGTCTGAGGCCGAGGGGGCGAAGAGTGCGCCCGCCGTCAAGTGGACGACCAAGCATGGCCTGAGCAAGCCCACAGAGGCCGTGGGCCTGTCCTTGGACGAGTGGGAGGCCAACATGAAGGCCAAGCCCAAGCCCAAGGAGAAGTCGTCTCCGGGGCGACGTGTGATACTCTCAGTGGGGGCGGCGAAGGCCACCAAGGCGTTCGAACCCATGGCTTCTGACCGGAGCCTGTGGAAGCTGAAGAAAAAGTCCAAGGCGGTTTGACAAACCCGGAGACGACGTGTTACACTGTCTCCAGTTCAATTTCGTCCAAGGAGTGGGCAATGCCAGTCACGATTAGTTCAGAGGCGCAGTTGGTGTTCTTCAACAAGGTTTTCGGGATCACGCACCCGGTGACCCTCAAGGCCAAGGTCTTGTTGACACAGGGAGTGGCGTTCGAAGTCTCCCTTTACAACGTCCGGGCACAGGTCAAGGGCAAGACCCAACAGGTCAACCTGACCTACGGGACGACGGCTCTGATGAAGGGCACGGCAGACGCCGTGGTCCTCTCGCAGAACAAGAAGCTCATCGAGGAATGGGTGACCGGGCTCTACGTGAGCATGGGTTCTCCGGAGGCCCAGAAGGCCACCCTGAAGGCACCTGTGCAGACCGCTCCGATTGCCTACAGAGTGGTCTTGCTGGGCGTGACGCACCCGCTGCCGCATCTTCTAAAGCTGGTCAAGGCGGTGCATTCGGTGACCGGTGGTACCGTGGCAGCGGCCAAGAAGAAGGTCGATGATGCGGTGGCCGGAGCGACGGTGGAGATTGGCACGTATCCGTCGTTGGAAGCGGCGAATATCGCGGCGGCACCCATCACAGCGGCGGAAGGCCATCTGCAGTTCGTACCTCTGGTCCCTCCGACCGTGACGGTGGCCCCACCACAGGTGGTGGGGGGTCCGGGTCCATATGCGTGGGCCAAGCCGGTGGACCAAGTCATCGACCTGAAGGCGGCGAAGGCTCTGGGCCAGAAGGTCCACGGCACGAGCACCGGCAGCGTGTATCACACGATTGCCATCAGCGAGCACGTGAAGGTGGCGGCACGGCTCTATACGACCGGGTCCATCTCGATCCGGGCGGAGTGGACGGACAATCCCACGGGTGACCTGAAGCTGCTCGCGGAAGCGGGCCTGCAGATGAAGCCCAGCTACGGCAGCATCCATTTCGACGCGCAGGACGTGCCGCTCCAGCGGGTCATCGGGGCCTTCCTGCTCGGCACGGGCATCGAGTGGCAGCAAGTGGTGACCAAGGGTGCGGATCTGGTCATCGGGGAATACAAGTGACGGCCACCGATAGCCTGCGAGTCGAGGCCCCGGCCGCGCAGGCAGAGTTGACGTGGCTGTTGGCGGTCAAGGTGGGGGACACACGCTCCGGCGTGCTGTTCCCGGCCTTTGAGACGCCCGTGGAGTGGGTCTGCACGGAGGTGGGCATTGCCCACTGGGAGTTCACAGCACAGTTCTGTGGCCTGCCGCTGTGCGGCGTGAGGATAGAACCGCGAGAGGGCATGCTGGTGCTCACGATGAAGGAGTCTGTATGACGAAGAAGCGTGCCGTGTTGACCGTTACCGTGCGGGCCAGCACTCTGAAGCGGGCGTTCTTGAAGTTGTTCCCCGGCAAGACCGCGCAGGAGATGTACCCGCACTGGCTGAAGTTCTGGGGGAACCTTTCGCACAGTGACTTCACCACGGTGCAGTACGTGACACCGGAGTCTCCGGTGGAGGCCGATGGTCCGCTCGATCCAGCGTTGCTGGCAGCGGCGTTGAAGGATCTGGAAGTCGCTCGGTTGGAACGGGAAGGTGAGGACGTATGAACCTCCCATTCTTTGCAGCCGACACGCTTGGCTGCACGCTTTACGCGGTGAAGGGCGGGCTCGTCGCCAACGAAGTACATCGCATGGACTTCGGCCCGTGGCATGTGGACTTGGCCATCGACGTGACCTCCGACTTGATGTCCGGGTCCGAGATTGGCCTATGGGTGACACTGGCCAAGAAGCTGCAGACCTATCTCATCGTCCGGGAGAAGGAAAGCTGGTTGCTCGTGCTGGATGACACGCTCCTGAAGGAGTGCGGGGCTCGCACCGGCTTCGGCAGCACCACGGTGAAAGAGCGGGTGGTGGAAGTCAAACCAGCGGTGAAGGGGGTTTTCCGATGGTCTGGTGACGCGTGGTCCCGTGTGCAGTATGATGGAACGCATACCATGGGAGGGTAGATGCTCGTCATCTGGTCCAAAGCTGCGCCTGCGAAAGTCTTGAAGAGCCTGTCCCCGGTCCTCCGGACAGTGCCCAATCTGAACGTGACGGTGTCCAACGGGTACGAGGTGCCGGAGGGCACCACCACCATCCTCGCACTCGGCTCAGATGCCCTGAAGCAACTCCAGACAGAGAAGATCGTCGCCAAGAACCGGACTATGACTTCCTTCCGCACGCTCCCCCAGATGCGCGGGGGCGTGCCGGTCCTTATCAGCTACAGCCCAGATATCGGAGAGATTGACCACGGCTATTACGTGGACCTCCTGACGGATGTCAGCCTCTCCATTCGCTATTGCCTCACCGGGAAGTGGCAACCCTCCTACGGCAAGTACCGCTACGTCCATGACTTCTCGGAGTTGTGTGCGGACATCCAGCAGCAATACCAAGACACTGAAGACCCGGTGGATGTGGCGATGGACTTGGAAACGCTGGGCCTTGACCCTTATGCAGAGCCATCACTGGTGCCTCCCTACCCCGGTGCCTACATTGTCAGTATGCAGGCGTCGTGTCGGTATGGCACGGCTGATGTGGTCCGGTTCGTAGACCGCATGCACGAGAGCCAGCGGCTGTCAGACTCAGCCTTCCGAGAGCAGATTGAATTCTTGCTCAACTGTCCCTATGTGCGGCTGAAGGGGGCCAATTTCAAGTACGACCTCCACTGGCTCTGGAGGCGTGGTGCATTCAAGTGCAGCACGTTCAGCTTCGACACCACCATTGTGGGCTCGTTGCTCGATGAGAACCGGAGTAACGCCCTCGATGTCCACGTCAAGATTTACGCCCCGTCGTTGGGCGGCTACAGCGATACCTTCGACCGCACGGTGAAGAAGGATCGGATGGACAAGGTACCACCGGACCAACTCCTGCCCTATGCTGGTGGCGACGTGGATGGGGATCTGCAAGTCGCCTCTGCCATGAAACAGGAACTGTTGCGTGACCAGAAGCTCACCAGTTTCTACGTGAACATTCTTCATCCCGCTGCCCGCGCCTTTGAGTGGGTGGAGCAGGGTGGCATCCTCGTAGACAAGCAGGCGTATGCGGAACTGAAAGCGGACTTGGAGGCGGAGCATATCCGTCTCGTGAAGGAAGCCAGTAAGATCATGGGTGGCCGCATCGTGGCGAAGCACGGGGATCCCCGGCGTCCCGGTGGCATGAACCTCACCAAGGCCAGCATGCTCTGTGACTTCATGTTTGGACCGATGGGTCTGAACCTGAAGCCCAAGATGTCCACGGAGAAGCCTGACAAGGATGGCATCCAACGGCCCAGCACCGCCATGCAGCATCTGGAGATGTTCGCAAACGTGCCGGAGGCCAAGGCATTCATCGACATCATCCGGCAGGACAGTGGCGTGATGAAGACCCTCAACACCTATGTGGTGGGGTTCCTTAGTCATCTCCGCTCCGATGGTCGTTACCACCCGAACTACTACCTCTACGTGGGCAATCAGGAGGAGGGTGAAGGAGGAGCCAAGACCGGTCGTCTGTCTTGCAAGGCTCCTGCATTCCAGACCGTCCCCAAACACACCTTTTGGGCTCAGCGCATCCGGCGTTGTTTCCCCGCTCCTCCCGGATATGTCGTCGTGGAGCGGGACTATAGTCAAGGTGAACTGCGTGTAATTGCCTGTATCGCGGATGAGACAAACATGATCGCTGCCTACAAGGCCGGTCGTGATTTGCACATCGAGACAGCGGCACCGTTCGCTGGGTTCACCTACGAGAGTCTGGTGGCACTGGAGAAGACGGACTTACACACGTTCGAAGAAACCCGGCAGCTTGGCAAGGCGGGAAACTTCGGACTGGTCTTCGGGATGCGAGAAGACGGATTCGTGGTCTATGCCCGTGTCAACTATGGCGTGAACCTGTCGTGGGAAGACGCACACACGTTCCGAAACACGTTCTTCAAGAAGTATCCACGGTTGTTGGGGTATCACACGGCGTACAAGGACTTCGCTAAGCAGAACCGGTTCGTCAGGACACCGCTGGGGCGCATCCGGCATCTGCCGCTGATCAAGTCTCCCAACCAAGAGGTGGCGTCGAAGGCGGAGCGGCAGGCCATCAACAGCCCTGTGCAGGGGACGTTGACGGACATGGTTCTCTGGACCATCGGGCTGGAGCATAAGTCTGGACTCTCAGAGATTGCTCCGTGCTTCGGTGCGTGTCACGATAGTATCCTCAACTATGTGCCGGAGGATCGAGTCGATGAGATTGTGACCAAGCAACTGGAGCAAATGGAGAACCTGCCCTTCAATAAGGTCGAGTGGACTCCCCAGTTGAAGTTCGTAGCGGACGCCAAGTTTGGACAGAACTGGGGTGCGCTGCAGAAATTCCAGAGGTCGTCATGACTACTACTCCATGGTGGGCGGGTGGCAGCAAGATAGAACACCAGCATCAGTGCCCGGTCTGCGGGTATGTGATGGACTCGGTCTGCACAGCTTACGTGGACGGTATGGGAGAGGCGTCACAGCCCAAGGCCGGAGACTTGTCCATCTGCGTGGGGTGCTGGTCCATCGGGATGTTCGAAGAGGGAGGCACGTTGCGGGTGGCTACGTCCGAGGAATGCGAGCAGGTTCCTGACTGGGTGCGAGCCCGGATTGCGTTGCGGGAGTCGGAGACGATGGATCGTCCGTCTTGACAAACGAAACTCCCGTGTGCTAAGCTAGAGCCTCACAGTCAATGGAGTGATCAGGAGCACCACACATGCAGTTACCAGTAGGATTTACGCCCGCAACGTTGGATCGGGTAACGGAGTTTTTTGCCGATGAAAAGCTCGGAGAGTTGCTCTTTGCCCACATGGGGGATCCCGAGGCCAAGACGAAGATCGTGGACTTGGAGTCGCGGAAGCTGATTCAGTTCGCGTTTGCCCCCAACGGTGAACCGGCGTTGTTCATTGCTTCCAAGGAGCGATACGCCACGGTCGAGGAGCACGCCTTTGCTGAGAAGCTGGTGTCGTTCTGGGACCGTGGGGGGAAGTTCGATTCCCGTGACGGACGCATCATCACGAACGATGACATTCCGCCGCACGTCTACCGCATCTCGACGCCGGAGGGCGAGGTGGCCGTGGTGGAGTCGGTGGCGTCGAAGCTCCTGAAGCTGGGACTGATTCACGAGCACGATGGCAAGTTGTATGGACCCTCCAAGTTGCTCGTGGAGCAGTGGATCCATGAGAACGGCGTCTGTGACTTCTGCTCAGAAGAGCACCCGAAGCATGCGGTGATGATCCCGGAGTTTTCTCTCGGTGATGGTATCACCCAGAGTGTCGGCGGGTGGGCGGCATGCGATACGTGCCACACGATGATCGTGGAGAGCCGGAAGACAGACCTCCTTCGGCGGGCCATCGAGGCCAGCAGCGGTGGACGGTTCACGGCAGCGGCCCTACAGGGCCTCCACAAGCGGTTCTGGAATGCCTATGAGGCGAAGATCGATGCCGCAGGCATCGGGGCGGGCTTGTTGGATTTCGTGGAAGACCGCATCAACCCGGAGAGGGAGTTCATCAATCCCAAGCTGAAGGACCGTGACCGTCGCGTGGAGGCGATTCGTCGCCTGACCGGCCTGACCACCGGGGAGTTCGCGGCACTGGAGCGTGGAGACGTGCTTCAGAACGACGTGGTCAACAAGCTCGTGGCATGGCGGAAGAAGTTTGGCATCAACGATATTGGAGAGCGGAAGGTGGCCGAGATGCTAAACAGCTTCGACCGTCCTCTCCCACCCAGTAATGTGCCTCACTGGCAGGTTGCGCTGGACCAGAAGTTCGCTGCCATCAACAAGCTGAAGTACATTGAGCACGCACCGGGGATGAAGAACAACCCCATCTTCTCTGATTTGATGGGTGACTTGTCGGCGCTCCGGGCGGCAGACGCCTACTCCTTCAGTGCCGAGACGATGCACGCCATCCTGATGGGGGCACAGACCATCCCGCATGAGTCCACGCTGGACTCCGTGGAACTACCATCCACGATGGCTGGGTGGTACTGGTTTGCAGAGCCCTTTCCGGTCACTGCAGCCCCGCTGACTTCCGATACCACCGCTGCCCTGCTCTGGTCATGGGATCGCCACAGGAAGACGCCCACGCTGTGCTTCTCGGCCTACGTGGTGGAGGAGCGGGATCCGGAGCGGAAGGGGGAAATCAATCCCTCCGCGAAGTGGATCTGGCCGCTGGAGATGTCCTTCCACGAGATGATCGCCCTGAACACCCAGCTATACCGGAATGCCTACGGACCCGGTGGTCCCTACGCGAATCAGGAGCCGGAGTTCTTGATCGGGGAGGAAGGCACCATCAAGGTTGTCTCGGAGATGAGCCTGTTCTTCCTGATGTCCTGCGTGTGGTTCCGGCAGACGGTCCCCGGCAGCAAGCGGAAGATCGAACCCAAGCTCACCCAGACCCCCGGTCACATCGAACGGCACGCCCGCAAGCGGTATCAGCGGGAGCAGAAGCTGAAGGAGGTTCCGACCGTCCGGGTCATTGCGCTCCGCAAGAGTGCTGTGACAGAGTATGTGGAGCCGCACACCTCGCTGGAGACTTCGGTGCGTCACCTGAAGGTCCGCTTCGTGGTCAGTGGGCACCCGAGGCTGCAGCCGTGTGGTCCCGGCCGGAAGGACAAGAAGCTGATCTGGATTGACCCGTACCCCAAGGGTCCGGAGGATGCGCCGTTCAAGGGTCCGGACGACAAGGTGTTTGCGGTGGTGCGGTGATGGGCACTGTCAGAGTGGACCATTGCCCGGACTGTGGTCAGATGGTGGGTGACCTGTATTTCCACCAACAGAAGCAGTGTTCAAAAAGAATCATGGAAGACAAACGCCTGTATCCACGGGCGTCTCCCCTGAGTCGGGCCTTGCGGGAGATTGCCAAAGGCAAGAAGCTCTCGTCTCTGCAAGTGCCCATCGTGGAAGACGCGGCCAGCCACATCGAGGAGTTGGAAGACCGGTTGCGTGACTTCTCCAACGTGGTGGAAGAGGTGATGCCTGACGTGTTTCCAGACCAGCAGGCCAAGTTGCGAGAGGCGATTGCCTCTGCTCGGAAGTGGTAGTCCATCACAAGTGCAATTAATTGCAGGACGGTATGTGGAAGATCCGAAGTACTACCAAGCTCGATAACCACAAGAAGCCCAAGTACTGGTCGCGTGAAGTAGGGTGGACGTGGAAGGACACCTCAGATAGTTATACCACCGAGGAAAAGGAGGCGATGTACACGCCAGTCGGGGGTGTGTGGGAAGAGCAACAGAACGAGTAACGCACGATTCTTCTGAAGGGAAAAGCTCATGTTTGACATGTCTCGTTGTCCGCAGAATGAGGAAGAAGCTAAGGCGTGGTTCTTCGCTGGCATAGGCCAGCAGATCGGCGCACCGGCCACCAATTGGGAAGCCATCATGACCAACTGTGGTCTGCCTCCCGGCTATGGTCCCGGTATCAAACCCACCGCCGCGATGCCGTACTTCGCGTTCACCCAACAGTTCTCCGGTGGCCCGAAGGGCCGCATCTTCCTCCCCTCCAACCAGCCTGATGAACTGGGCTACTACACGAGGTGCATTCAGTACCTCGATGACGCCGCGCAGACGTATTCGACGCAGGCGGCAGCGGCCAAGAAGCAGGGCAAGAAGGTCGAACTGCCTGACTTCACGAAGCTCGCTTCCCAGAAGAGCGCAGGCGGCGGGCTGGTGTGGTCGTGGTACTGGGTGGCCGGGAACGAGTACTCCCCGGTGCAGGGGGCTGACGGTGCGCCCGGAACGGGAACCGGTGGCGGCGGTGGCGTCTCCGGCCTGAGCGAGCAGCAGGTACAGGCGATGATCGACAAGTCGCTGGAGGGCTACGTCAAGGTCACGGATACCGTGGCCATGAAGATGGCGAGCGGCCTGTACGTGTCGTTCGTGGGTGGCGGTCCCACCAAGGACGGGGATGCCATCGACTTGGTCGGCAAGAAGGAAGTTCACGACTGGGAGTCGGTCAAGCTGGAGAAGGGCGAGCGGGAAGGCTAAGCACTCGTCGTCCAGACGTTGGTGCGTCCGCACAAGTCCGATCTAGCCCTTGACTGGATAGCGACTGGGTATACACGGTCGCGGTGAAGGTTTCCAAGGGGGTGGCAGACGATACCCGGACAAGATCGCCAGCTTGTTTCCTTTTGCCCTGTCAGTGAGCAGGTTAACGGCTTCCACGTTGGGCGGCATACAAGGTTGGGGGTGGCTTGGGGCATTTCGCAGATGCCCCAGTCCAATACCGGATGAAGGGCCATCCCCAACTTACGTTACGATGACCCTATGGTTGCTCGTCTTCAGTTCGAAACCCCAGAGCGTATCGCCCAACGGTTCTGGAAGCGGGTCAACAAAGAGGGTCCAGTCCATCCGATACTGGGCACTCGGTGTTGGTTGTGGACGGGAGCCAAGGCCACGCAGTGTCGAGGGCAGGCGGGACGCTACGGCACGTTGAAGGTGCTCGGTATCTCTACGCGAGCCCACCGCTACGCATGGACCCTCTTCTTCGGAGAAATTCCTGAAGGCAAGTGCATTCTGCAAGTGTGCAAGGTCAATGAGTGTGTGAACCCGGCGCACCTGTTTATCGGCACCCGCACACCCAACGGTTGACAAATCCTTCACGTTGGTGCTACACTGGTTTTCTGTTCAAGGAGTGAGCCGATGACGAAACCAGCGATGCGGATGCAAGTGGCCCTAACGACACCCGAGGGTTCGTTCCTGCAGGCCGAGGTGGTGGGAGAATTTGAAGCCTTCCAGACCTTCCAAAAGGCCGGTGGTTACTGGGAACGCTTCGCCAATGCGAAGTATAGCGCAGGGAAGCCCTGTGGCGGAGTTGTAATACAGCGGGCAGATTTGCCAAGGGTGTGGGATGTGCCGGTTGGGGGCCGGATTCGCTAAAAATTTGGTGCCCAGCACCGTAAAATCTCCGTTGCAATTGAGTGCAGAAGTCCGTAGACTGTCAGCATCCGGAATCCAAGCAGACGATTTGCTAAGGGGTTGGCATGCTGAAGTTGACGGAAGGCACCCAGAAAACGGAGCGGCCGGAGCCTAAGATCACGTTCATTCAGAAGGTCATCAAGAATGAAACGTGGATGGTCATGGCGCAGTCGGCGGTGGAACTGGAGGATGAATTCTCCAGCCTCTATTACACCGCAGGCCAACAGAACAACCTCTTCCTCCAGCCCCCCTTCGAACCCAATGTCCTATTGAGTCTCGTCCAGACGAACAACGTCCTGAACCAGTGCATCGAAGCGATGGAAGTGAACATCGACAGCACAGGTCACGAGTTCGTTCCGACCGAGGAGGGCAAGGATATCGACAAGTCCGAGGAGAAGATTGCCCAGTCCTTCTTCGATGAGCCCTACCCCAACACCTCCATGACAGAAATCCGGCGCAAGCTCCGCCGCCAGATGGAATCCATCGGCTATGGGTTCATCGAGGTGCTGCGGAATGTGGCCGGGGATGTCGTGGGTATGCGGAGCGTAGAGACAGCCCACATCCGGATGGTGAAGCTGGACAAGCCCATTCAGGTGAAGAAGAAGGTCGAGCGGGATGGGAAGGAAGTGGAGTTGACGCTCTGGGAGCGTGAACGGCGCTTCGCTCAGACCGTGGCCCTGAACCAGTTGGTGTATTACCGTGAATTTGGCACAACCCGAGAGGTCCACCGGGACACCGGGGAGTGGGAGACGGAGGAGAAGAAAGTCCCGCCTGAGAAGCGGGGGTCGGAGTTGCTGCTGTTTGGTATCAACCCCGATATCACCACACCGTATTATCTCCCCCGTTGGATCAACCAACTGCCATCGGTTATAGGCTCCAGAGCCGCAGAGGAACAGAACCTGCAGTTCTTGGATGCCGGAGGTCTACCGCCCGCTATTGTCTTCATTCAGGGAGGCACGCTGATCAAGGACACATCCGACCAGCTACGGATGTACCTATCAGGTCTGAACAAGAACAAGAACCGGGCGGTAGTCGTTGAGGTCCAGTCCTCCAGTGGTTCGCTGGATGCGGCTGGCAAAGTGGATGTGAAGGTCGAACGCTTCGGCTCTGCTCAGAGTCAGGATGCGATGTTCACGACCTACGATGAGACGACCAAGGAGCACATCCGCATCGGCTTCCGTCTCCCCCCGCTCTTTCTTGGCTATGCAGCGGACTACAACTTCGCTACGGCCCAGACCAGCTACATGGTGGCCGAGGCACAGGTCTTCCTCCCCGAGCGCACGGAATTCGATGAGGTGATGAACAAGACCATCATCAAGGAACTGAAGCTCAAGACGCTCCTGTACAACTCCAAGCCCATCACCCTGAAGGATGTCGCCACGCAGTTGCAGGGGTTGGAATTGGCCATGACCGTCGCCACGCGTGAATCCTTCCTGAAGGAGATGAATACCATCACCACGATGAATTTGGAGATGGCGGAAGTCCCGGCACAGGGTGCGGGCGACATGCATGAACCGCTGAAGAACACGCCAACCGCTGATGAGACGCCGTCTGGAGAACTACCCGCTGCGATGGAGTCGGTGCAACCCGCACTCAAGCCTGCTCCTCCGGAGAAGAAGGACGGACCCAAGGAAGTCGGGGCTATGGAAGAAGCCAAGGCTATGGCACGGGAGAAGGCCAAGGCCAAGTATCGCAAGGCGGCAGGCGATCTGATGTCTTTGGTGCAGGAGTACGCCATCTATCAGGGCCTCCTCCCACAACTCGCACAGAAGCAGGAACTGACGGCGGAGCGAGCCGCAGAAATCAACCGTGACATCGAGACACTGACACCCGAGGATGCCCGCGCCTTCAACAGTCTGTTGGCGATGTATGTCTTCGGGTCTGATGACGCAGACTTGTCGTCGCTGGTTGCGGCCACGAGATGAATGGCTAAAACCGTTGATCTTCGCACGTATCTCCTGCTGGAGCGAGCCTTCGTCCGTCGTCTGCAACGGTCGTGGCGGATGCTTTCCGCCCCCACGTATGCCCTGATTACCCAAGCCTGTCTCGACCACAAGTGGGATGAAGCCCGCCGTCTTGTGCCAGAATTGGACATGACCGAGGTGGGCACGGAGAACCGCGAGTGGATTACCTACATGCTCCTCTCCTGCGCGGTCTTTGGTGCAGGCACCGTGAGGAAGGGGAGGCCGTCCTTTGTCGGTGTGGGCACCTTCGATACCTTCCTGAAGCAAGTCACCAACAACATCCTGACTTATCTGGAACTGTCAGCCACGGCACAGGTGCAGGAAGAGGCCCTGCAATCAATTGCAGAAGACGAGGCCAAGACCAAGGCCCAGAAGCGAGAGTATGTCCGTGATAAGGCCGGGAGGTTTGCCGAAACCGAGGGAGATACCGCACAGGAAGAGAGCACGGATACCGCTATTGGCCTGATCCATAGGGGCGTGGTGCGGGTGCGAGATTTGAAGGGACGGGATCCCTATGCCTCTGAGCACCGCCAACTCTGGATGACGGATGCATTTGCGACCGAGCGGTTTCGGTACAATCGCGGCAGGATTGTGTGGTTGGATACGCCGAATGCCGAGGATTATTTTGCCGTAGAGAACCACTTTGTCCATCGAGGGTGGCCGGTCATCGGACACTTCGGCCAGACCCGTGGCAATCGGTTGCCGGAACCCACACCCACTCTTAAGTGGGATGAGCACAAGCACCCACGGGACAAGGAGGGGCAGTTTGCGGCGACCGGGGCTACCACCGAGGTGCTGGACGTTACGGACCCAGAGGGCAGTGGGCCGGAGCGGTTGAAGTGGAGGACGTTGAGCAGGGAAGCCGGGGAGGCGTTCGATGTCTTCATGGAAGCCAAGACTGCCCATCGAGCCAACGTGAACAAGGCGACGGATCGGTTGGAGGAATACTCCAAGACGCACCCAGACGCCTCCGTAGAGGAGATAGAGGCCGAGATTTGGAGCGATCCCGAATACCTCCGGACGAAGAAGATCGCCCAAGCGGCTGAAAAAGCGAAGAACGAAGCGGACGCCAGACTCCGGTATCAAGAACCGGAAATGATGAAGGAAATAGTCCGGAACGTGGCCTACGGCGTGGCCGTGGACATGGGCGTGGATCCCTACATCATCAGCGTAGTGCATAAGAACCCTCCTGAATTCATGGTTGGGGAGAGGCAGTTCACAGAAGCTGGCCATTACACGCCGTCCAGCCGGTTGATTGAACTGAATGCCAAGAACATCGGGTATGCGGACACACCCATGTTGAAGGGCCTCGTGTCGCACGAGGTGTCGCACTTTATCTATCACCGGCTGAAGGACGAAGTCGAGCGGGAGAGTGAACGCTACAAGATGCAGTCGGATCATTACCACGACAAGAAGAATGCGTGGTTCTACGAACGATTTAATCAACCCGGCGAGTTTGGGCTCAGCGGGTATGGTCCCATTACCGTAAAGCCGGAGTGGCGGGAGCGAGTGGAACAGGAGTTCCCCGCCTCCGCTGTCTGGTCGAAGCTCTCTGGTGGTGAGATGTTCACCGGCATCTCCGATGAGATGAAGGCGGAGAACGGTCATAGCGCATACGCCAAGTCCTACTGGGAAAAATCCGCTGTGAATAAGGCGGGATCCTATGACAAGGCCATCAACGAGACGGTGGCCGAGGACACCCGGTATCTGGTGCATGAGAAGAACAAGGGGAAGGGCGGAGCCGGGTGGCATGAGCCGTCCAAGCCGTCACCAGACTCCCAGTGGTTAGCGTTCACCAAGGCCATGCACACGTGGTATTTGGAGGGCAGTGAGTTTCGACGGGCAGGCGTTGAGCGCATTCGGGCGGAGTATGCCAAGCGGAAGGCCATATGATTCCCGAACCCATCACTATCGACGGTAAGTCAGGCACCGTTGTCTATCTGGACAACGAGTGGCATCCGGTATCTCCGGAGCAGGCCACGATGGCGAAGGTGTTGTTCAATGACGGCACCGCTTCGTTCTTCTTTGCGGAGGAGCCGTCGAAGCCCGAGGGCATCGGTGGCCTGACCCGGAAGTTCGATGAGGCTCAGCACCCCAGAGGGGAGGACGGGCGGTTCAAGGAAGCCTCCCAACCCCGTGTGTTCAATCGTCCATCGGATGTGAAGTCTTATGAGTCGTGGGGCGGTGGGACTCGATGGGGGTGGGTTGATCCTAAAACTGGTGAAACCACCGGGATGCTGTTGACCGGTGAGCCTATTCCACGTGAAGGGATTCCTCCGAAGCTGTATCACGTCACCACGAATGCCCCAGCCGTGGAGTCGTCAGGAGTGCTCCTTGGGCAGCTAGGCGACACAGGGTTGGGTGGAGGGCAGGCCCAAGGGGTGTCGTTCACGGCGAGCCCAGAGGATGCGGTGGTCATCCAGCGGGAGTTGCGGCGAGCCGTCAGGGTGGCCAGAGGGGAAGACCGTATTGAGGATCTAGACCGGTATGCGCGGGAGGATGAACAGGAAGCTGGACTGCCTCCGCACACGCTGGATGATGCGGTGCAGTTCGCCAAAGACCAGTGGGGACCGAATCAGCAGTCGATTGAACACACTTTCATCTGGGACAAGGATCTGCCCGAGGACAAGCGAGGATATGTCGGTCCTCCGCCACCTCCCGAGGAACAGGAGCGGTTGCGTCGTAGTTCGATGAACGATGCGTTGAAAGCCTACCTGCAGATTCGTGGCAAGCACGATGTGGAATACCCGCTGCTGAAGAATCCACTGCTCTTCGGGCGGCAGGAGCATCTGGCGAAGCTGAAACCAGAGGACGTGCAGATTCTGGAAGCGTCTGCAGAAGACATTCCGCTTGAAGCCTTGGTCACCACCGGCTCCGACAAGTTCCTCCATGAAGTCCGGGTCTATGCGGATGTCCCGAGGCGGCGGAAGGCGGCACGGGATTATGTCCGTGAACCTGCAGGCACGTCTGAGGGTGGGCAGTTTGCCTCCACAGGGACATCAGGTGTCTCTGCCTCCGATCCCGTGTTGGCCGTACAGGCTAAGGCTGGGATTGCCGCCGTTGAGAAGCTGTTACCCGAGGCCATCAAGACCGCCGAGTATTCTTCTGGAGAACCGCAGGACTGGGATTCGGTGTCCGAGGAAGGGCAGGAGGAGGCGTATCACAAATACGTTGAGAATGCCTATGACGACATAGAAGTGGACACGTCATCGTTGAGTATGGATATCAAAGATGACTTGAAGAAGGACAACCAGAAGGTCTTGGATGAAGCCGTGGAGGACGTGGAGCGGCAGTTGTCCTACGAGTCGTTCATAGACGAATTTGGGGCTCAACGGGCATTGCCTGTCGAAGGGGAACGGTATACCACCACCCATGAGGGTGAGGTTCAAGAGTATGTGTATCCGGCCAAAGTAGAAGAACAGTTCCAATTAAAGAGGACGTTGGACATTGAGACGTTGGACTATGGCTACGGCGACGATGAAGACGGTGTGGTGGCGTTGGATTGGGACAAGCTCCGGTTCACCAACGGACAGGAACTGAACGAAGACCAGAAGGAAATCGTCAGACGAGCGTGGGATACGGCATACGAGAAAGCCTTTGAAGACAAGTTCCAAGAGGAGCTTGATTCTGATAGCTACATGGAAAAAGTCTCGGAGATGCGGGATGAAGCCGCCAGAGAACAATGGAACAACCTCGATGACGATGAGAAGCTGCAGTACTTCCAAAACTATGTTTCTGGACGGTATGGTGGGCGCAATTGGCAGCGGCAGATGCGGGAGGGAGAGCCCAAAGAGTGGGTCACCGGAGTGGAGACGGGGAAACACTCCGATGAGAACTATGCCCGCACCCATGCCATTGCCCTGAAGCTGGCGGAGCTTCGCACGGAGCAAGTGCTGGAAGAGCGTGGGTTAACAGGAGCTAAGAAAAAGCCTGAGTATGAAATTCGGGAAGTGACGGTTGATTACGATTCAGGCAGCAAAATCGAATGGCACGTCTTCGACAAGGAATCTGGAAAGCTGATCACCGGCACGGATACTGAGGGTGGGGCCGAGGCGGATGCCGAGGAGTGGGCGAGGACTGAGCAGCTACGAGGGAACATCAAGACCCCCCAGATGATTTCTGATGTGTGGGACCAGTGGAAGCGGTCGTCCAGCGATGGGCTGTCGATGTCCGTGCAATTGGCTGCAGCCCGAGAGTTGGGCGGGCACCATCGGATGACCCCCGAGGAAGTCATTGAGGCCGAGGCAGAAGCCAAGCCGTATGGGGGTATCCCCGTCATCCAAGCCTATGTCCGAGCCCAGTGGGAAACCACGCAGATGGTGATGGATAAGGCAGGAGCCGACAAAATCGAGGTCTACCGTGGCTTGATGTTGCCCGGAAACATGGTCAATGCCACCACACGGGTGTATCTTGATGAAGCAGGTAACAAAGTCACCACTTCTAACATCACGACAGGCATCGACAAAGTTGTGAGTAGGCCCTATGTGGGTTTCGATTTTGACGGTGAACACTTCGTGGTGCATAAGGAGCGGCGAGAACCCAAGAGCATCACGGAAATCGCACCGGAGACGTGGCATCAGGTGGATGACGCCACAAAGGCTAAGGTGAAGGAGCAGTGGGACAAGGATGCGGCTGACACACTGGTGGATCCGGAGATAGCAGCGTTAGATCCGGAGCGGGGCAAGCAGATCATTGACAAGCTGTATCAAAAGCTGGGGGATGATGGTCGATTCGACCTGATGCACACGTATGCCGCGCAGGGTAGGATTACGCTCCCGAAGTTCGACCTTCTACCCTATGAGACGGATGAGGAAGCCATCGAACGCCGGTTGACCAATTATCTCGGTAGCTACAGCGGGAACACCTACGTGAGACTCCCTGATTTGGTCCTGCAACGGTCGGGAGCCCAGTCCACGACGGGCACACCCTCTGTCGCCAACTCGTGGGGTGGTGTCGGGGGCTTGCCGGAGAATCCCACTCGTGTGGTCATCCGTATCGAGGCCCCACCCACATCGGTCTTCTCGCTCCCCGTCTACGGACAGAATTCGCAGGAAGAGCACGAGACGGTGGTGCTGGGCACCAAGGACAAGTGGCTGTGGGATGCATGGCAGCACCGAGCCCCCACGTTTGAGACGCACACTATCACGGGAGCACCGATGCCGAAGAAACCACTGGAAGTGGAGTGGCCCAAGCCTGTTGATTATGACACCGAGCAGGCCCTGAAGGCCGAGAAGAAGCCGCTCGTGATAGACATGCAGGCGGAAGACCGTGGCAAGCCCCACTGGATGAGCACGGTGGATTGGGCCAAGGTGGAAGAGACGGAGAAGTAAATGCCCCGGAACATGCGGCAATTGATTGCAACTGTCCGGGCCATGCTCCGGCCCCCGTATGCCACGGTGCTCAAGTGGAGTGAGAGTCAGCCACGTGGCCCAAAGGGCTCTCCGACTGGTGGGCAGTGGGTGAAGGGTGGCGGGAATGCGTCGATGTACGGGACACGGATTCTTCCGTCGTCTACGGAAATTGATCGAATGCCGCAGGGCACCCCCAAAGTCATCGCTCGTGGGCGACACGCGGGGCGAGTAGGGCGAGAAGAGAGAGAACGCCGGGAAGAGCGTGAAGCAGCGGAAGCGAAGGCCAGTGGCGGGGTGGCTGGGTATGCCACCATCATGAATGCTCCCATGGGCACGGGATTCAAGAATCGCCCCCGAGCAGCGGGATTTGATCCCGCAAAAGTTGCACCACCACCCAAAGATCCTGTCAATAAAGAGGTATTGCATGCTCTCACCAATGCTGAGGTGAGTCGAGTAGTCAAGGGCCTCAATGACGGTGTGAACGTCTCCGTCAAGGTGGAGATGGACGACCCGAACCACACCAAGGCCGTGTACAAGCCAGAGGCCGGGGAGCAATGGGGTTCAGGCTTTGCCAACGGGCAAATCGAAGACTGCATTACCAACAAGGATTTCTCTCTCGCAGAGCGGGAGGCCATGGCTTCTGAGGTGGACCGAGCCCTTGGTCTAAAGTTGGTGCCCACGACGGTCCTCCGCACGTCTCTCGATGTTGAAGGTATGGATACCTCCAGTGAGAACGAGGTGGTCTGGGACACCTATGAACTGCGGGGGATGTACGACGAGTACAAGGAGAAGGCCCAAGAAGACGCCATGGATGCGGTCGGCGGCGAGATGGCTGACCTGTATCAGGAGGCCCAAGGCGAGCACGTCAAGGACATCGAGAACCGCGCCCAAGAGATGATGGACATCTGGAATGAGGAGGTCAAGGACTTCCCCGACGAAGGCCCCTACGGAGCCGTGGAGGAGCTACAGAGGCACCCCAAGCTCCCTATGGGGTCAGCCCAGTCCTTCAGGCGACAGGAGCCACAGGAGAAGGCCCTGAACCCGCTGGAGGTGTTGGACGAGGCAGGCGTGGATGTCAGTGCAGGGATGAGCAACCACGAGAAGGACCGGGTCCGTGCCATCCTCCGCCAGCGGCTGGAGGAGGGGTATCAGGAACTAGCCGATGTGAGTCGGCAGGAAGCCCGTGACCACCTCGACTACGACCAGTGGATGGAAGAACATCAGGATACTGAAGGCCGGTTGTACGAGAGCAAGATCAAGACCTTTACCCGGTGGGCCGAGGATAACGGCTACAACCGGGGCGAGGGTGATTCTGATCGGGGAGACAGGAATTCCGAGGCCCCCCATCCCAATGGGGGTTCCCTCCAGCACTTCATCTCTGGGCTGGACGGGTATGGAAGCCCGTCCACGGATGACATCACCAAGCTGGCGGTGCTGGACTACGTTATCGGGACCATGGACCGCCACGGCGGCAACCTGATGTACCACGGGGATAGCCCAGTGGCCATTGACAACGGCTACAGCATGCCCGCCCCCAACGATCCGGATGAGCCCGACGACTTCACCTATCGGTCCCGTGCCGTCAGGGATTGGAGGGACGGAGGACGAGGGGTGGACGGTGTGTCTGAGGACCAGCGTGCGCCCATCCTGCAGGCCCTAGAAGCCACGGACTGGAAGGCACTGGCAGACCGCCATCCCAACATGTCTCAGGGGGAGCGAGACGCCTTCTTGGGGCGTGTGGAGCGTATGCGGGACGCTCTCCAGACGGATTTGGGCCTGTATCGGCTGTGGAAACAGCAGGATTTAATGGGTTAACCGTGCTATAATAGGGCATGTGAGGAAATCATGCATGTCAATTTGAACGATTATACGGAATTTGGCAAGGTCAAGCTGATGGCGACGATTCGGGTGTCGAAGGGTCAGCTTCAGGTGGAAGGCAAAATTCCACCGGGTATTCGTGGGGAATTGGAAGACCAGCACCAGCGGGTGACCGAGGATGAAGCGTTCCTCCGGTCCCTGCCCAAGGTCTTCTCCGGCACCTACGTCCGAGCGCAGTTCGTGGCCTGATGCTCAGGATCCTGACGGAGCCCGTGCAATTAATTGCACCCTCGCTGGTGGGGGTGCTGAAGTACGCCCCTACGCAGACCCGAGCCCCCAAAGGCACGTCAACCGGAGGGCAGTTTACAGGTGATCCCACGCATGCCCGAACTGCTGATGTCACGCAGATGCAGTCGGCGTTTACTGGGGAAGCTGAGCGTATGGCCCCCGGTATCACGCCCCGAACTCCGGGACAACGTGCCACCGTGAAAGAACAGATCCAGCGGGAGTTGACGACGCGATTGTACGCACACTCGGCGTTTACAGGCATGTCACTGGAAGACGTGTCTGCTTGGGTTAAGGGTAAAATTGATTTGTGGGCGGAGACATCAGGTGATAGTGACGTGGATGCCGGGGTCATGCAGTTGGCGGTCCAAGCGGAGTTTGGACTGCACGGTGCCGCCACGGACCACATTACGAGTGCCATCAAACAAATGCACGGGGTGGGGATCAAGCTGCCGGAGAGAGAAGGCGCACGGCTCCGAGCCTTTGCACGCGCTGAGTATGAGCGCACGCAGGAGTGGTTCAAGTCTCAAGGCATTATGCACGTCACCGCGTTTCGGGGGATGGACGATCCTGATGATGCACTGGGCTACGGTTACGAAGACATCACGATGCAACCGGCGTCGTCATGGACCACAAATTTAGAGATTGCGTTTGCGTTCACGGCGGAGAAGGAGCGGCCCAAAATTCTCTCGGCGCGAGTTCCGGTATCTCAGGTGTTGAGTACGTGTGTGACCGGGCGTGGGTGTTTGATTGAGCATGAAATAATCCTGATGGGCAAGCCGCAACGCGCCCGTGTGTTTGGCGTGAGCGGGGATACGTTTTATGTGGATGGTCCTGAAGTCCAAAAGATTCGACGGACATTGGAATGAACATCGACGCTATCCTCACGAACGCCGATTGGCCGAAGCGGACTCCAGACAAGTTTGCGGATCTGGTCCAAAAGTACGATCCCAATCAGCCCCGTGGACCGAAGGGCTCACCAGAGGGCGGGCGGTTCACCAAGGCTCAGATGGCGTTTCTGGAGCAACATGGGGTGCAACGCCGAGGCACACCCGCCGCTGAGATGCAACGGGAGCCCTTGCCGAAGACACTGGCAGAGGCCGAGGATCGCATTCGGAATGAACCCAACGAACATGCGTTTCTGATCCGAGATGGGAAACCCGTCAAGGTCACAGGTGATGACGATTCGCACCACATTCGGATGGGGGGCATGACGGAGGCGGATCTGAAGGATGTCGTGTTCACGCATAACCATCCGTCTGGGTTTGGGCTGAGTAACAAGGACGGGATTTCAGCCGCTCGTTTCAATATGCTGGAGATGCGGGCGGTGACAAATCTCGGTACTCATATCATTCGACGGACAGGGACGGAGTGGCCCCCGAATTTTGCGGAGGAGTTGAAGGAACTAGACGGCATGCTTCGTGGCATGTTGGGCATGCAGATCCATGATCAGGAAATTACCGCTGACGAAGCGAATGCGCTGCATCATTTTCTCATTTACGAGCGATTGCAGAAGAAACTAGGCGGCTTCGTGTTCACTCATGAGTCCAAGGGTCATGGCTAAGGGGCTGTGGCTTCTGACCCTCCCATTCTTCTTAGGCTGTGCTTTGTTCGTGACCGTGCGGGAACTGGTGAGACATGACTCCTGAAGAACTGCTGATTGACGACCACGAGTTTGAGACGCCCATCTACGTCTCCGTGCAGGAATTCACACGGAAGTGGGAAGAGGCGAAGCACCGTCGAGACAAGGCAGGCCGGTTCGCAGATACCGCCTCCGTCACGGTCGGGGACCGCCAGATTGCCGTGGTCAAACCCCGTCGAGCCGCCAAGGCTGGGGATGTGATGGTGCCGCTGGACGTGGTCCGGTTCGATGAGGAATTCCAGCGGGAGGAAGGGTTCTATCTTGGAGTCGGAGGCCATGGAGGCATCGGCAACCGCTACGAACGCTTCGGGCAGTTCATCGGACAAGCAAACTCCATTGAAGCCGCCGAGGTTACGGTCCAAGAGAATGGCCGGGTAGGGTTCACCAACGGACGCCACCGGTATGCATGGCTTAGGGACCAAGGGCTCACCTCCATCCCCGTGGCGATGACCCCGGAGTCAGCCAAGCACGCCAAGCGGTATGGGCTCCTCGCTCCAGTGAAGAAGGCGTGGGATGAGAGCCAGCATCCACGGGATGCCGAAGGGCAGTTTACCGCACAAGGTTTGGTGGCGTTGTTCGCAGAAGGCAAGAGCCCCACAGGCGCACAGATTCTTGTATCAGCAGAAGACTGGGGTTACGGGTCTACTAAGTTCATTCTCCCCAGCGGGAAACGACTCGCTCACATGCAGGATACCCACGCTGCCGCCGCGCATGCGTTGGGGGTGGATCTGGATGATGTGATGCGGGCGGGGATCCTGCGGTATACCCCCGGCTCTGGCGCAGAGATTGGTGCGCCGATGACGAAGGCGCAAGCGCAGCATCTGGTGGATTCCACCATCGAGTCTGGAGGTAATCACCCGTTGTTTGTGGACGTGTTCCATGGAAGGGAACGCTTCGCCAAGGTCTTTGACCCTGATCGGACGAATGCGAATACTGTCCGGAACTGGGTGAATTCGCACTTCAAAGTGCAGAAGGGCGAGCATGCCTTCGGCAATACCCAGATCCAGATCGCCCCTACCAGTTCAGCCGCCATGAGTCTGAACATGGCCCGAGACGCCATCAGCGATGATGACGTGATGGCCAGCGGCAAGGACGTGGATCCCAACCACTTGACCGTCCGCTTCGGCCTCCTTAACGAGGACTTGAACAAGCTTCGCACCTTCATCACCGAACAGACGCCGTTCACTGCATATGTGGAAGGCGTGGAGTTGTTCCCGGTCAGCGATCACAGCGATGGAGCCGTGCCGGTGGTGGCGGTCATCGAGAGCCCGGAACTACGGGACATCGAGGCGGAGATTGGGAACTACGCGGACTTCAAGGAGAAGTCGTTCCCGGTTTACAAACCCCACTGCACACTGGCGTACTGTAAACCGGAGGCCGCACCCAAGTACAAGGACTTGGCTGTGGGAGGCTCTTTTACGGTCCAGAGCATCACCATCAGCCACCAATCTGGGGTGTTGGAGACGATTCCCTTTGGCATGGTGGCCAAGCGGGAGTGGACAGAGGCCCAACACCGTCGTCAGCCCAAAGGCTCTGCCCACGGTGGGGAGTTCGTGGCAGGGCCGAAGGACGCACTGGAGTCCATGCTCCATGGGGAGAAGGTCGGCATCGCACGGGGAGACGTGCGTAAGCTCTTGGAGAAGGTGCTGGAACAGAAAGAGGATCCCAACCTCACCCACCTTCAAGTCGAGGGGATGACCATTTTCGGTGGGGAGGGGTTGGGTATCAAGCGGGAGGACATGCCGCAGGTTCCCAAGGTGCATCGTCGTCAATTTCTGCAGGAAATGGAGGCCAATGGTGTCAAGATTCTGGAGGAGACAGTTGATCCTCTGACACTCAAGCCTACGCAGAAGGAGATTGGTGCCCGGAACGTGGCGGAGAAGCTGGAGCGGTATGAGAAGGGGGGTAAGGTGTTTCCTCCTCTGCTCGTCTCCAGTGAGGGACGCATCCTCGACGGGCATCATCACTGGGGCATGATGGCGGCATTCGCCGTGGACGTGCCAGAGGCCAGAGTCCCCATCTACCGGCTGATGGTCAGCACCAAGAAGGCGCTGGCCCTGATGCATGCCTACAACAAGAAGCATGGTATCGAACGGAAGGCACTGGGACAGAAGAAGGATCCGGTATCGGGAAGGTATGTCACCCCGTTCGTGGACTTCAGCCAGCATGGCAGTCAGCAGTTGCAATTGATTGCCAGCCTGAACAGCAGTCGTCTGGCGACATGGGGCTTCACGGCGGAGGCCGAGGTGCTGGGCATGGCCCGGTACAAGCTCACAGCGGTGTTGGATGGGCGCACCAGTCAGTTCTGCCGGTTCATCGACGGGAAGATTTTCAATGTCCCAGAGGCCCGCAGGAAGGTCATTGAGGTGCTGGAGGTGCAGAACCCGGAAGACCTTCGGGTGGTGCAACCATGGCCCAAACAGACCCGAGCCGCCATGGCCGCGTATGCGGAGATGTCATCAGCCGAATTGACCGAGCGTGGTCTGCATATTCCCCCCTACCACCCCTACTGCCGCACTATCTGCCGAGCCATTGCTTCCAGTGCGGGGAAGGTGCTGAGCACGGTGCCCACCATCCCCGCAGAGGTGGAAGCCTTTCAGCAAGTCACCGCAGCGGACCTGAAGGAGATGGGTGTCGAGGCCACCCCCGAACAGGTAGCCCAGTGGAACGAGCACGTGGGCATGACCCCCGTGGAATTGCTCTCCAAGCTCTCACAACTCCCTCCGCAGGAGGTGATGACCAAGGGGCAGGGAGTCGGGACCAGACCTGTCACCTTCGACGCAGATGGAGACATTGGGTTCAAGGTCAACGGAGAGACACCGTCTGGAGTGGAGTTCAAGCTGAACGCCATACTGGAGCCCTTCACCGGCACGTATTACCTGACACAGGCGGAGTTACTGGCAGGCAATCCCAAGGCGGAATTGCAGTTCCTGAAGACGCTTTTCATGAACTTCATAGAGATGGGGATGAAGTCCTCTGCCACGTCTCTCGCCATCGGAGTGGCAGGCAATGCACCCTATTATGCTCAATTGGGTTTCCTCCCAGACGAATTGGAGTGGGACTCCCTCCGGCTCTATGCCCAAGGGCAGTTGGAGAGTGAGGTGCTGCAGCCGGTGTTGGCGTCATTGACGGCCGAGGACCGACTGCTCGTGGAGCATCTGCTCCAAGACCATTCACCATGGGCGATGTCAGCCCTCGTGGAACTGCCCTTCACCTATGAAGGGAGGACCATTGGGGAGTGGTTATTTGCAGAGGCATCTGGCACGTGGGCGCTGGATCTGACGGATGATTTGCTGGTGGCACAAGCCAGAGGACATCTCGCATGAAGACCCTCAAACCCCTGACCGTGAAGAACATGGATGAGCCGGTGGCGGCGGTCATCACTGCCTCGACCGCTCCGAAGGCCAAAGTTACACAACGGGCGTATCAGCAACTGGTGACTCGTCAAAATGTGACCCCTGAGCGAGCCAAGCAGTTGTTAGGCTGGGGTGAAAAATAGTTGTTGCATTGCCCAGACCTCCTGTAAAATAGCCCCGGCCTTCGTGCAATCAGTTGCAATATAGGAGAGAGCATGCCTCTGCACCATACGGGTCTGGTGTCTCGCCGGGAACTGGACCATCCGGAGGAGAAACCTCGTGAGGTGCCTACCTTTGAACACGTCCTGAAATACAATCCTCATCATGGTCCCGATGGACGCTTCACGAGTGGTGGGAGCAAGCGTGGGCACATTCAGGGACTCAGTAAGCTGCCCGTTCGTGATTGGCCTTCACTTCAAGGCCCGACAGGTGGACGACACATCCCCGGACTGAGTCCCCTCGCTGTTCGTGATTGGCCCTCACTCCAAGCCAAGGGAGTGCAGCGGGCACTGGATGCTTCTGTGAGTGGACCCGCTACTCCTGAAGCGGCCCATATCCGCCGACAGGCGCACACGTCGTTCCAGACCAAGAGTGGACAGAAGCACACGCTGAACCCGGCCAAGAGCACCTTCCGGATTTAGTCATGCCCCTCACGACGGGATTCACGACCCGTGGGTTGGCCCTGAAAGGGAAGGGTCATATCCATACGGACAAGTGGCATCGGTGCATCGAGCACGTGGAGGCCAAGGGCGGCGGCTATGAGCCGCATGCCGTCTGCACCCACGCCATCGGCTACAAGGAATCGATCAATCCGGAGCACCGCACGCCCGGACCCCATGCCTCCGCCAACACACGACGGTTCAAAGAGTCTGCAAAGAGACGCCGGGAGGCGAAGGAAGCTCAGGATTACGCAGCCATTTTGAAGCTCGATGTGCATCGTGTGTTGAAAGACCATAAGTGCTGGGGACATGAGTGCGGTGGAAAAAAGCGTCATCCCTCTGATCCCGCCCCGAATGCGGATGCCAGACCAGCACGGGATGCCAGTGCTAAGCCAGCGGCAGATGCGGACGCTAGACCGTATGACGTAGCCGAGCGGTTGAAGCGGAAGTACTTCAAGAAGTAACCATGCCGTCTTACGTAGCAGTGCTGAAGTTCAATTCGAACCATGACCAGACAGGTCGGTTCGCAGCGGGGAAGTCCAAGGGTGGTACCCTGCACTTCAGGAAGTCACCGGGAAAAGCCAAAGCCCAAGGCGGGTTGTTTGATCTGTTGGACATGTTGCGTGGAAAGAAGACCCCGAAGCCGAAGCTGGGGCCAGTCGTGAAGATCAAGTAGCCATGCCACTCACCGAAGGATTGGTCAGCAGGAAGATGTGCATCGGTCCCCCGACGCAGGGGTATGCCGAGAAGCGCAAGAAGAAGCCTGCCTTTGCGGTGACTTTGAAGTTCAACCCCCACCATGACAAAGAGGACGGGCGTTTTACCTTCGGGTCTGGTGGTGGGAAGAGTGGTTCGAAGCGCACCCCTGCTCAGCAGGCCATACAGGATGCATTTGCCAGACAGGAGAAGAAGCCCGTCCACAAGGTGAAGACCGCCGAAGAGGCCGTCGCACTGGTCCTGAAGGGAGAGAACGTCGAGATTCAGGACACCAAGGACGTGCATACGGTGCTGAAGAAGCTGGGAGAAATGGCTATCGAGGCTAAGAGCAAGGGCTCTAAGGCCCCGAACTTTGATCCCTGCACCATCACCGTCAAAGGCGTCAGCCTCTTCTGCACGGAGAAGATTCGCACGGAGGAATTCCCCCACGGCATCCCTCGCATTGAGATGCCACAGTTCAAATCCTTGACGCCCATCGAGGGAACAGACGCGGACAAGCTCCCACGGGATGATCAAGGAGAGGTGGATGCGAGCGGAGCCTTTCTCTCGCACCTCAAGGAGTTGGGTGTCGCCACTGAGGTGAAGTCCGTGCTTGCCCGGAAGTTGAAGGCCAGTCAGGCCGAGATGGAAGGGTCTAAAGTCGCGGGGATGATGCTCAATGAGAAGCGGAACCCCAAGGAAGCGCACATCTGGGTGTCCAAGGACAACTACGTCATCGACGGACATCACACGTGGGCGTCAGCAGTCGGTCGAGACGCAGAAGACGGCAACCTTGACAACGACATGAAGATGAAAGTCGTCGTAGTCGATATGCCCATGTCCGAGGTCTACCACTTGGCGAAGAAGTGGACTCGTGCGTATGGGTTGCCGGGACATGGGGTGGCAAAGCGTGAATTCAGGCACGTGTTAGCTGGTAGCCAAAAAGGAGAGTAGAAGACATGTCAAGACTCGCAATCATCACGTTCCTCGATCAGCGGACAGGCGGGGACATCGACAACACCCTGCCGGGTGGGCCGGTCTATCCGGGGCAGGGACTGCCCGGTGGTCCGAACTATCCCAGTCAGGGACTGCCCGGTGGCGGGTATCCCTCGCAGGGCCTCCCCGGTGGACCGAACTACCCCTCGCAGGGGCTCCCCGGAGGCGGCTATCCGTCGCAGGGACTGCCGGGACATGGACACCCCGACAATTCGCTGCCCGGATTCCCCGGCTTTCCTGTTCACCTTCCCGTATACCCCTTCGACCCGACCGATCCCGGCTTCGGTGTGGGCCGTCCCGACCGTCCCGATCAGGGTCTTCCCGGCAGCGGTGCTCGTCCCGATCAGGGATTGCCCGGTTCAGGTGCGCGTCCCGATCAGGGCCTGCCGGGTCAGGGTGGACACCCCGACAACACCCTGCCCGGTGGCGGTGCTCGTCCGTCGCAGCCGATTCACGACATCCGTCCCGGCATGCGGTTCATGGTCAAGTGGCTCGTGTGCGGGGGACTGATTCTGGTTCCCGACAACGAACTGCCGTCAGGACCGCCGCCCACGGCCGGTCAGCCGCTGCCGCCGACGCCCGAGCCGAAGAAGTAAGTCGCTAGACAGGGTTGGCAACTGGTTGCACGAAGGACCAGTTGCCAACTTCGATTGAGAAATCCTATGTCCATCGTTCTCAAATCAGATGACCAGCACCTCGTCTATGGCGAGGTGTATGCGCCGAACCGCCCGGATGCACAGGGCGAGTACATGACGGCGTTTGAGATTCGGAAGATGGCGCATGAGTTCATCCGCTCCGGGAAGATGGGGCAGATTGACCTGATGCACGGCAACAAGGTCGTCAAGGGTGCGAGTGTGGTCGAGTCGTTCGTCGCAGACGAGACAGACTCCCGCTTCCTCCCCGAGTCATGGGTGATTGGTGTTCACATCCCTGACGATGCCCTGTGGGCCTCCATCAAGAAGGGTGAAATCAATGGTTTCAGCATGGAAGCCTTGGTGACGCGGCATGACATGGAGTGTGAAGTCGAAATTCCTCCGGTCGTGACCGGCCTCACCAGCAAGCATGAGGATTTGCACCAGCACAAGTTCTTTGTCACGTATGATGAGAAGGGGCAGTTCAAAGGTGGCATTACAGACACGGTGAACGGGCACTATCACAGCATCGTGGCAGGGACTCATACTCAAGACGCCGCAGGCCATCGGCACCGCTTCTCTTCCGTAGACAATGTCCGAATTTTAGGGTAACGTCATGGCGACAATTAAGACGAAGTTGAAGCAGTTGCGGAATGCCGATGTCCGGTACATTTCACTGGTGGACCGGGCGGCGACTCGCATCCCGTTCCGAGTGCTGAAACGCAATAAGGAGAGCAAGATGGGCATTGATCTGACGAAGGTGTTCAAGTCGGAGAACACAGACAAGCCGTACGTCTCTGCCTTGGTGGTCTTTGCCCAGAAGAACGAAGCGGCTGGCAACCAAGTGCAGGACGCCATCAAGAAGTACGGCTTCAAAACGGACAAGGTCCAGAAGTCCGATGATGGCGAAACACTGGTCTACGCCCAGCAGGAAGCCAAGGGTGAGACGATGGTCGTGCGCCTGAGCGACCAGTTGCTGGTCACCGTGGGCGGGCTCCGCACCCCTGAAGGCTGGGTGGGCGCACTGGTCGAGGAGAATGGATTCTTCCCCGACCTGAAGTTGGCCACCTCCGCCCTCCACGAGCAGATGGCGCTCGTGGCCAAGTCCGACAGTCCGCAGGAAGAGGCGCAGGCGGCATTGGAGCACTACGGCTCCTACCTCCAGCAGATGTTCGTCCTCCCGTCCAATGCCTACGCACTGGACGAGGCCATCGGGGAAGTCATCAAGAAGTGCTCCTGCGAGGAGAAGACCGAGGTCACGGACGAGACGAAGACCGAGGTCACGAAGGAGTCGGAGGAAGACGAAGCGGCTCGCAAGAAGCGTCAGAAGAGCCATCCTCCCGCCGAGATGGCCCCCGCCGACGAGGATGCTGATCAGGAACCCCCACCTCCCGACGAGGACGCGAAGAAGGCGGATGTGGCTATCCTCGCCGCCCTGAAGGACATCGGCACGACCGTGGCCGGTCTGTCCACCAAGTTGGAGACGGTCGTCACCGAGCAGGCCAGCCAGAAGAAAGTGCTTGACGAGGTGGTACAGAAAGCTGACACTCTGGGGACCAAGTTGGGCACGACGCTGACCGCTCCCCCGGTGTCCGAAGATCGTCCTGCCCCGGCGCGGATGCGGGTCACGAAGGACGAGGATCCTCGCACGGGGAATTTTGACACTGCGTTCCTGCGTCGTCGCAGGAGCTAGTCCGCAGGAGTTCTTAACGCGGCGTTGATTTTTGAGCAGGAGTAGCCATGACGAACGAGGAAGTCATTCGAAAAGCGGATCTGGCCCTGTCGGATCTGGAGACAGCCGGGAAGTTGAATCCCGAGCAGACGGATCGGTTCATCAGAACGCTGATCGATCAGCCGACGCTGCTGGCTTCCGTTCGCACGGTGGCCATGGGCGCTCCGCAGATGAACATCAACAAGATCGGCTTCGGGACGCGCATCTTGCACCCGGCCGTCTCCGCCACGCCGCTGCCGGAGAATCTGCGGTCGAAGCCTGACCTTGGACAGGTCAAGCTGGAAACCAAAGAAATCATCGCGGAAGTCAACATCCCCTACGACGTGCTGGAAGACAACATCGAGCGGGGCAACGTCAACGTGCCGCTCCAGACCGGCGCGGGTGGTCTGCACCAGACCATCGTGGACCTGATCGCAGAGCGTGCGGCTCTCGATCTGGAGGAGTTGGCCATTCAGGGCGACACCACCAACGTGGGGGATCCGTATCTGGCCCTGAACGACGGCTACCTCAAGATGTCCACGGCGAACGTGGTCAACGTGGGGGGTTCGTTCGACAAGGCGGCGGTAAAGCAGGGGCTGAAGACCATGCCCACCCGGTACCTCCGCAACCGGGCGGCGATGTCCCACTTCGTCTCCATCGACAACGAGACGGAAATCCGGGACCAGTACGGTGCCCGTCAGACGGCACTCGGTGATCAGCAACTGCAGGGCATGCTGCCGGTGTACATCTACGGTTCACGGGTGGTACCCGTGGCCCTGATGCTGGGCACCAGCGGTCTGTTCACCGACCCGATGAACCTCATCTTCGGGATCCAGCGCAACATCATGATCGAGTACGACAAGGACATCCGGGCGCGGGTGTTCATCATCGTGCTGACATGCCGCGTGGATTTCCAGATCGAGGAAGTGAACGCCGTCGTCAAGTACATGGGCATCACCGGGAGCCGGTAGTCTCCCTCTGGCGTTTGGCTGGCTGGCGTTAGCCTTGCACATTTCTGCAGCGGGAGGTAGTACCGTGGCCGAAGACAAAAAGCCCTTGGAAAAGAAGATGGAAGAGCGGACGGAGATTGTCGGTGGAAAGCCGATGACTCCCGAAGAGGCGCAGGAGAACAAGCGGCAGTTGGAGGAAGAGCAGAAGAACATCGCAGAGCCACAGGTGGACCGGAACGTGCCACCCGACTCCGCGATGAACCAGCCGCCGCAGCCGTCGAACCCCGAAACCGTCCGCTCCGCCCGAGCGACCGAGAAGGAAAGCGGTGCGTCGAAGGCGAAGCGCGTGGACACCGCTGATGTGGACCCGGCAGGCGAGAAGGCCCCGGCAGGCTGGGGCAAGAAGCCCACGGTCTACGTCATGACGAACGTGGACGGCGAGAAGCTGCACGTCACCGTCAAGCAGTGGGCCAAGTACGGCCAGAAGTTGCGGGAGAAGGGGTGGACTACCCCGGAGTTCGCGGAAGGCGATCCCGGAGGCAGCGAGGAGATTCCACAGGACGTGGACTGGGGCAAGGACAGCCCGGACGAGACGCTGTACCCGGCCAGCGGTGGTAACCCGCCGCCCAAGAAGTAACAGCGGGAAGGAACACGAGGGGGCCGCTGGCCCCCTCAAGTTTTTGCAATCAAGTGCAATCAAGTGCAAAGGAGTGCGAGATGGCGTTGAAGACGGAGAAAACCGTGGAAGCATCAGCCCCGACAACTGCCAGCAGAGTCGAAACGACGGTCTTGGAACTGGCCCTCTACAAGAACTACACGTGGGGCAACGTGACCTACGAGAAGGGGAAGCCCTATCGGTTCCGGAACAGCGATGCTATGGTGTTGCTGGCGGAGCACGATACCGGTCGGCCTATCTGGCGGATCTACCAGAAGCCCAAGCCCCGGCAGGCACCCCGCAACGAGATTGTGGATGCCACATCGGTGACGGCCACCCTTCCGGTCGAAGAGCCCATGGGCCTGAAGACCGAGAAGCGCATCGACGTGGGCACCGATGATGAGATTGCGGACATCCTGAACCGGGATGGCGGCGATATTACGGTGTAACGATGTGATGGCCGGAGAGTTCCGGGGCTGGCAGTTCTTTGTCACATGGGTGATCTTGATGCTGTTCGTGCTCTGGGTCTGGTATAGTCTGATCAAACTCGTGTTCATGGTGGGATGATGGCCAGACTACCTCCGCCGTTGTTCGTGGACCCGCAGGATGTGATTCTCCGGATGCAGCTAGACAAGGATCTGGCGGGCATCGTGGATGTCATCACGTCTGGCATCATTGCCGCCCAACTCCACGTCGAGCGCATCATTGACGGGCATCTGGCTCGCCGCTCCCAGCGGTGTGGATACTTCATTGACGCCGAAGCCTTCTCCGGCATCGCGCCGGGAGGGTTGTACCGTCTGGAGGTGCCCAGTGGGTTGGTGAGACAAGATGTCCCACAGGTGGTGACCGCCTCCTACGGAGCGATCAATGGTCCGTTCTCGGACTCCTACTCCGCTGTGAATGCAGGGCTGATGCAGTTCGACTACAACCGTGGCTACCTCTATGTGGATGCGGCTACCTACGGCAACAACCACATCAAAATCCAGTGTGACACGGGCTTCGAAGACGGCACCAAGCCTCTCCCTGTGGAGGGGATGGCTGACTGGTCAGCCTCCCAGCAGTATCACGTGGGGGATCAGGTGGCCTATCAGGAAAAAGCCTACGAGGTTGTCACCGAGCCTCCCATCGGCACGTCACCAACCAATGCCCTCTACTGGAAGCCTGCCACGGTGCCACAGGAGCCCATCCCTGACGCCATCTACGAGGCCATCATGGCGTTGGTGCCCATGGTGTTCAACGCCAACCAGACCACCAACCGGAGCGATGAGGCGAAGCAGCAGTACCAGACGCTGACGGACCACGCCAACCTCCTGCTCCAACCATATACTCGCACGCAAGGCTTCACGTTTCGGTCGATATGAGACTCCTCTCTGTTACCGTGCAGGGTCAGCCGGGGCTGATCAAGGCCATGACCGGGATGGTGAGTGCCTTGGACCCGGTGAAGATCCTTGATGAGGGAGCCGCCGTCATCTATAACCGCATGCGAGCCCGGTTCTTGGTCGAGACAGACCCGATGGGGCAGAAGTGGCCTCCGAGCCAAGCCGCTCTCCGAAGAGCCAGAAGTGGGAGAGGTGGAGGCACGCTGTTCGATACAGGCAATTTGTTTCGAAGCATCCAGTTGTATGCGGATGGTCCGAACACCCGTGCCATCGGCACCAATGTTACGTCTCCCACAGGGTATCCCTACGCAGAGAAGCATCAGTTTGGCATTGGCTTCCCACAGCGGCAGTTCTTGGGCTTTGCCTCTGAGGATTTGGATGTCATGAAGAGCGTGATCATTCGACGGGTGGTTGAAGGACTGCGACAGGGGATGACTCCATGAGTGATACCTGCACCACCTCCCTCCCGGCATCGAAGCTCATACGGGTCATCGAAGAGGCCGAGCAGAAGCTGTTGCAATTGAATGCACCTCCGGTCAACCTCACCGGCAAGGTGGTCGTGGCCTATGACGAGAACGATCTGCTCGATGTTCTGAAGGGTGTCCGGTCCTTCCCGGCCGTGGGGATTGTCTACGAAGGGATGCGGTCGGCATCTGAAGAAGGCCCCACGGCCCGAGTCGGCCTTTCCGCTGAAATCGTGCTGGGCTTCGTGTTGGTGGAGCGTGGGGACGAGATTCATCGCACGGGCGAGAAGAAGGTCCGGGCTATTGAATACTTGGATGCGATGCGCTACCAATTTAGTGCGAAGAAGAGTACAGTGACGGGGCACTTCTGGAAGTTCATGGTGGAGTCTCCTGCCGCCCTTCGGACGGGAGCCGTGTGTTGGGTGCAACGATGGTCACTCCCGGTTCAACTGCCACACAATCCTCGCCCCTAGTCTCGTGCATTTTACCCACGAAAAACCGAGCGGCGTTCATTCCGCAGGCTATCGCCAGTTATCAATCCCAGACCTATCCCAATAAAGAACTGGTCATCTTCGACAACGGAGATGATGAGACAGAAGCGATCCTCCCAACGGACTTGTCGATTCGGTACTACCGGATCACTGGTAACCGCACCACGGGGGAAATGCGGAACTTCTGCGCCAAATACTCCAAGGGTGAATTCATCTGCCATTTTGACTCTGACGATTGGAGTGCGCCCAGACGTATCACGGATCAGGTGACTCGATTGGGAGAGCATGGGGTAGTGACGGGGTATCACGCCATGCTGTTCTATGACGAGCGGGATGGGAAGTTGTACTGGTGGCGGATGCCCAGTCATTCTGCGATACGGTATGCTCTCGGCACCTCTCTCTGCTACCGTCGTGTCTGGTGGCACTACCATCCGTTTCAGGCCCTGCGGATTGGGGAGGACATGAAGTTCGTCCAGCAAGCTCTCCGAGAAGCCTACCGACTGGTCACCACAGTGTCTGCAGAGCAGTTGATGGTGGCGCGGGTGCATCACCAGCAAACCAGTCGTAAGACCCTGAATCCGGCCAGCTATCAACCGGTGTCTCGTACTACCTTGCCACAGGCATTCCCGTGCTCTTCAATATTGTCAGCAACCTGACCAATGGTGTCGGACTCCAGCGGGATTATGAACTGCTACGCAGGGAGTTGGAAATCCGTGGTCACATCGTCAGAGGTGTGCAGTTCAATGCGAGGCCGTTCTTGGTGCATGGGGCCGATGTGAATATCTTTCTGGAGGTGGTGAACCCCGCTGCCTTCGGAGCCGCCACCAAGCAGTGGGCCATCCCGAACCCTGAGTGGTGGTTCTCCGGATGGGATAGCTACCCATGGGATGTGATCCTCGCTAAAACGAGAGATTGCGAGCGAATCTTCAAAGCCAAGGTGGGAGACAAGTGTCGGTATTTGGGGTGGATTGCTCGTGATTTATACGATTCCACCATTCCTAAAGAACGAAAATTCCTGCATGTGTCAGGTAAATCACGGTTCAAAAATACGGCAGCGGTGGTGTTAGGATGTCACCGGGCGGGTGTCCGGTTGACGCTCATCGGAGAGCACCACCCAGCGATGCGGCAGCGGGTGAATGAACCTGAACTCATACGGCTGATGAATTCGCATTTCTGCCATATCATGCCCTCTGCCTACGAAGGCTACGGTCACGTCCTGCATGAAGCCATGGCATGTGGACAGGTGATTATCACGACCAATGCTCCTCCGATGAATGAGATTATCCCGTCTGTGTTGGTGCCGAGCATTGGGACTGCTACCCACCATGCGGGACTCCTGCACCGGGTGTCTCCGCTGGATCTTGCGAGGGCTATCACCACGGTGTTGAACTTCCCTCCAGAGCAGATTGAGGCGTTTCAGCAGGAAGGACGAGCCCAGTATGAGCAGGAACGTGGGGAGTTTCTTCAGGCGTTAGACGCCTTAGTGGGGAAGCCACAATGACATGGGCATGGTCAGGTGAGTTGGGGATGGACCTCCACGAGGCGCTGAGAGCCGCGTGTCAGCGGACCACCGTCACCAGCTATCTGGAGATTGGTGTGGACGGCGGAGGGTCGTTGAACACGGTGCTCTGTGAAGTCATCCCTGCCCGGATTGTGCTGTGTGATATCTGGAATCATGAGTATTGTGGGCACGGGGACACCAAGGTCATCGTGCAAGATATTCTGGAGTGGCATGGGGCCACAGCGGAATTTCTGGACGGTGACTCCAAGGAAACAGTCCCCGCTCTCCGGGGCCTCTTCGATTTGGTGCTCGTGGATGGGGATCATAGTGCGGCAGGCGCATTGGTAGACCTCCAGAATGCATGGCCTCGTGTGCGGCCGGGAGGCATTCTGGTCATGGATGATATCAACCACCCGAACTACCCATGGCTCAGTGCCGTGTGGGAGGCGTGTGTGAAGGAATGGAACATGTGGGTCATCCCTGAAACCCGTGGGGGCTGTAACGCCGCGATAGCTCTCAAATGAATCTTCAAATGAATCTAGAACTGGGTTGCGGGAACCACCCCACACCGGGGTATCTCCACCATGACAAGTGGAAGCATTCTCCACATGTGGACCTCGCCTTCGATTTACAGCAGATTCCATGGCCGTTGCCGGATGAGTCCGTGATGATGCTGTTGGCTACCGATGTCTTCGAACACCTGAAGCTCGATGTCCAGACGTGGCTCGATGAGGCATGGCGGGTGCTCACCCCCGGTGGCTCCCTCAGCATGCGTCTCCCTGCCTACGACAACCCCTATAGCTTCCGTGACCCCACCCACCAGCGTATCTTCCACCCAGAGTCTTTCCTTTACTGGTGTCCGAATGCCAAGGGCACGGTGTGGCGGGACTTCGGTCGGTATTACTTCGGAGAAGGGTATAACCGGTGGTGGGAGCAGCGGTCGGTCACCCGTGAAGTGAAAGATATACGGTTTCTCCTATGCAAGATGTTGTTGTAATCCCCACCTTTGACCGTCCAGAGATGCTGTGGCTGTGTCTGGACTACCTGTCCTTCTGTCCGGATAGCCGGGAACTGTGCTTCCGCATCTATGTGGACGCTCACGTGGGACAGGTCACGCCTCGTGAAGAGATTGAAGAGGTGCTGGCGAAGTTCCCCCACCTGATGGTGGAGGTGTTCTATCGAGAGCCCCACCTGTATCAGGGGAACAGTTACAACGTCCTAATGGCCTACAAGGACGTGTTCATCCAGACGATGGCGCAGTATGTCTTCATGGTCGAAGACGATGTGCTGATCCATCGGGAGTTCTTCTCATGGCACCGGTTGATGCACTCCGGCCGGAAGATTGGGTGCAGTATCGCTGTCGAGAATCCCGGCCATGGAGCCTATGCCTCGTTGGGTGTGTGCTTCAGACGGGAAGTTCTGCAGATGGTGTTACCCCACTGTCATGCGGCCTACTTCACGAATATGCGGGTGTACTGCAAGGACAAGTTCCCTCCGTCCCGCTTCGACTGTGAACAGGATGGACTCTTTGCCCGGATGCTGAAGGGTGAGCGAGTGGTTTGGGCACCAACACCCTATGCTCAGCACGTAGGGTGGTATGGATACCACCGGAGAAAGAGTATTCGACCCTTTGGGTCACTTGAAGAACGCTACGGTCAGGTCAAACACGCCTTATCGAATGGGAATACTCTGCGAAAATGGGCCAGAGATTTCGGAGATATCCAGCCACTTCGCTCTTGCAATTGAGTGCAGCTAGTGGCACAGTGTCACCGCAGCCCTACAGGTTGTAGCCGTTCACAAGGAGAACGCTAATGAGTATGGTAAAGATTGAAAACCTTGGGTTTGGTGGGTCAGGGATCCCTGACGCTTTGCCCAAGGCGGTTGCCGAACTCCAAGGCATGAGAATGCAGATTGTGGACGGAGCGGCAGCGGGGACCGTGGTGCCGGTGGCGGGGATGGACCCCGAAGACCACATCGGAGCCGCCATCGACCTGACCGCCTCAGCGAATGTCCCTCTGGGCACGCTCTCCATCGCAGAGCGGAACGCCAAGGCGACGATCACCTGTCTGACCACCGCCGTGGACGGCGACAAGATCACGGTCAACGGGAAGACCTACACCGTCAAGGACGTGGTCGTCCACAACAGTTACAATGCCCCTCCCGGAGTCATCCCTGTCGATGTGACCCCCAGCGGCACGGACAGCGAGAAGCTGGCCAAGGCCCTCTCCAAGGCCCTCATGTCTGGTGACAGCACCATCACCGCCTCCGTGACACCGGGGGCTGGCTCCCCACCCCTGATGAACGTGGTGACCGTCAAGGTGCGTCAGCAGGGCACGGCAGGCAACAGCTACACCCTGTCCGAGACAGGCAACGGCTTCACCGTGTCCGGTGCCACCTTCACAGGCGGCACGTCCGCTGGCAGCGGGGGCTTCGTGAGCAGTGCTTCGCTGGCGGGCAAAAAGATCCTGCTGGTCTGGTACGACAAGCGTCCGGGACAGGTGACGAACCCCCTGATGATGCAGGTTCTGCAGGGCATGGAAGAGCCTCCGGAGTTTGAGGAACTGACCGTGACCGAACTGGAGCCCGAGTCAGCGGTCATCGGTGAGCCCAGCTTCACGCTCCACGTTCACGGCACGGGCTTCGGTCCCGACTCCAAGATCATCTTCAACGGCTACGAAGAGCCCACGACGTTCGTGTCCCGCAACGAACTGACCACCGGGGTGGATATGAAGGTGTGGACCGCGCCTTCGGAACCGCTGCCGGTGTTCGTGCGGACGGGTCTGGGGGATGCCAGCGAGCCGATGGATTTCCAGTTCAATGCAGCCGAAGGCGGAGCACTGGGAGCACGTGGGGCCGGTGGACCCGGTGGGCCGGGAGGCCCCGGTGGTCTTCGTGGACCCGGTGGTCCGGGTGGACCCGGAGGGAATTTGACGATCAAGCGTAGGGGCCGCTAGTACTAGCCGCTAACTGAGGAGAAGAGCATGAGTACTTTTGATGCGGCCAACTGGTACTTCAGTGGCCAAGGTGTAATCATGATCGGTCGGCGTGACCCGGTCACGGGGAACCCGATTGGTCTGCGTCCCGTGGGCAACTGCCCCGAGATGCGACTCACGATGGGCACGACCGTCGTCAACCACAAGGGGTCACAGGACGGCCAGCGTGCCACGGACGCCCGCCTCCAGACGGAAGTCAACGTGACGGCCTCCATCACGGTGGAAAACTGGAACGCTGCAAACCTTGCGGAAGCCACCCGAGGATCGGACACGTTTATCCCGGCAGGCGTGGGTTACAGCGAAGAGGTGATGGGCTTCCCCGGTCTGGTCACCGGGCTCCGCTACCTCAACCTCTCCAACGTCGTGGTCCGCAAAGGCGGCACCGCACTGGTCGAGTACAGCACCACGGTGGAACCGGGCAAGGATCCGTGGGACTACAAGCTGAATCAGGCGGCGGGTTCCATCATGATGAACGACGGCGTCTTGGCCCCCTTCGCTGCCTACGTGCCGGAGTCCCCGGCGCTCCCCGAAGGGGACATCTTGACAGCCGGATACGACTACGAAGAGCACTACATCGTGGACGCGCTGACGCGCCCGATCACCGACAACTGGCTCCGCTTCGAAGGACTCAACACCATCGAAGAGAACTCACCTGTCATTGTGGACGTGTTCAGGTTCAGCAATGACCCGCTGAAGGAACTGGCGCTCCTGTCAGACACCTTCGGGCAGTTCGTCATTGAAGGCTCGGTGCTCAAGGACGACACCCGCCTCATGGGCAGCAATTACTTCAGCATCAAGAAGCTGAAGGCAGCGGCAGACGCTGCTCTCTAACGCCGGTCAGAGCTAGAGGGTTACGGTGGGTGGTGATGGGAGTCGCCACCCACTGTTTTTCGTAAACGGCCAGACAAGGAGTGGACATGGCCAGCAAAGTTGTCAAGATAGCGGACCTCGCTCAACTCAGCAGACCTGTCGATATCTCTGAAGACCAGCACATCATGGTGCGGGCGTTGAACCTGCGTGAGATGGTGGGGTTGTTCGTGGAGTCACGGGACGTATTTCTTCCGTTATACGCGGCGTCGTTGGAAGGTTCGAACGTCACAGAAGTTCTGGCTCCTTTCCTGTTATCAGCCCCTGAAGTGGTGGCGAAGATTATCGCCATGGCCTCTGACGACCCGGACTCTGCTCTGGTCGTGGAGAAGAATATGGCGGCGACCGTGCAATTGATTGCACTGGCTGAGATATGGAAAGTCTCAGTACCGGATCAAAAAAAAGCGAGAGAATTGTTATCCGAGGTGACCAGTCTGTTGCAAAAGCTCTCCGAAAGAAGCGGAAACGTGACCCCGCAGACAGCTTCTCAGACGAGCTTGCAACCGCTATAGAGTTGTTGATCGCCCACGGGCACCGGCCCAGTGACATCTGGGGGTATACGTTACCAGTGGTGCAAATCTACGTGGACTTGATTACGACTCGTCAACAGCAGGAATTGTATGCGTTAACCGTCGCCGTTCGTCATACGCAGGGCACAGACGCGAAGGTCTTTCGGGAGTTTCTGACGAGTTTGCAGGGAGACGAGTAGGATGCCCCCAACTACAGCGGCGATGGAACTGAAGGTTCTGATCAGCGTTCTGCAGAGCGGCACGGCTCTCCAGAACCTCTTGAATCAGACCAAGCAGTTGACGACGGCGCTGACGCAACTGCAGCAGCAAGCCGGAAAAGTTCCGCAGAATCTGCCTGCTCCTCCGATTCCTCCCAAAGAGAAGATTGACGATGCCACCAAGGCGCTGATGCGTCTGGATGGGGCCTTGAATTCGGTGGTGAGGGGCCTGAAGTTCCTCGCCGGAGGATTCCTTGCTCTGGAGGGTGTCCGGTTCCTGAAGGATTTGGCGGATACCGCTGCCCGTGCAGAAGTGCTGTCCACCGTGTTGCACGTGGTGGGTAACAACGCTGGGTATACAACGGCCGCTCTCGATAAGGCAGACCGCCAGATCCAGTCGTTGGGTATTACGGCTTCGGCGGCTCGCCAGTCGTTGACCCAGTTCATCCAAGCTGAATTGGAACTGTCCAAAGCCCCAGAATTGGCTCGTGCTGCACAGGATGCAGCCGTCATTCTCGGCACGAATTCATCAGATGCCTTTGAACGGTTGGTGACGGCGGTTCAGACGAGTAACACGCTGATGCTCCGTCACATGGGCATCATCGTCTCTGCCGATGCTGCCTACCAGAAGTATGCCCAGTCGATTGGGAAGTCAGTCAGTCAGCTAACCTCCGCGCAGCGAGCCCAAGCCTTCCTGAATGCCACCATCGAACAGACGAAGCGGATTCAAGGGTCGTATACCGCTGCTATGGGTGATGTTGGTAAGCAGCTAACATCCCTTGACCGGTTGACGACTGATTTGAAAACGTCGCTGGGCAACAACCTGCTCCCGGCGTACCTCGCCGTCGTGGAGGAGTTGACGCTGTTCCTGCAGCATATGGGGTTGGCAGCGGATGAGATGTATGGGCAGGGGCAAGGAGCAAAGAAACTTGGAGAAGAGGTCAAATCCCTTGTCAGCAATCTTCGCATCTTGCTGGAATTCTTTGTGGAGTATCGCAAGGAGCTTCTGTATGTCCTTCTGTTGTGGGCTGGGGTTGGGAAAGTGTTGGTCCCAGTCATCGGGTGGATCTTCAAACTGAAGGATGCGTTTAGCGGAGCGGCTGGGGCTGGAGTCTTGGGACGGCTGATTACGGGAGTAGGATTGTTGGGCTCAGCCATGATCCTCCTTGGAGCCGCATTAATTGGGGCGATGTTTGTTTTTGACCGGTTCAATGCCGCTGTGGGAACGGTGGTTGGAGCCATCTGGACACTGTTGGAAGTCGTAGATTTGGTGATGGGGGCCTTTAGCACGGGTGTCCTTGCTGCCTTCAAAACAGTCCTCGCTATTATGTCGAATCCCTTTTCCCCATCTACGTGGCTGAAGCCATGGAAAGAGTGGGCACAAGGGGTTGTGGATCAAATCAATTACATCAAACAAGTGTGGGATAACACTAAGGCTCGGTTTGGTCAAGCCTTCGGGAAAGATGCGGGGAAACCTACCCCAGAGCAGGATGCTCAAACGGCACGAGCGAAACGGTTTGCAGAAGAAGCCAATCTGTTGACCGATATCATGCTCAAGACACGGGAATTCAATGAATTGAAGAAGGGGGCGTCAGCAGAGGCGACCAAACAAGCAGAAAAAGAACTGAAGTTGATGAAAGACAAGGCCGCAGCTATGGCTGAGGCCCGTAAGGCTGAGCAAACGGCGCTCGGTTTCAGTCAATCAGCAAAGGATCTGGAAGAAGAGCGGCTCAGGATTGCTGTTGACGCAAATGCTGAGCGTAGACTGACGCAGAAGCTGGAAGACGCCCGAAAGGATGCTAAGTTCCGTTATCCAGAGGGGGGTGGAGAAGTCGGGGTAGCGTTTCAGACGCAACTGGGTCAGTTCAACGATATGTTGGACATCTATAACACCAGTAGTAATAAGGCCAAGATCAACACGATGGAGTTGTTTCGTAACCTGAAAGAATCTGCTGGTTTAGCCAAGACCAGCGGGGATTTTCAAGCGTTGGGTAAGGCGGTTACGGATTTTGCTCAAACACCGGGAATACCGCGAGCACTGATTCAGCGGGCGAGAGGGTTACTCGCTACGGCGGGCCTTCAGGTTCGTGATGAGACGTTGGCTGAAACGAGTCGGCTGGAGAAGGACCGGGAAACGCATTTCCGTGAGATGGAGAAGCGCCAGTCTGATCATCTGGAACACGAACTCAATATGCTGCAATCGGCCTTCGATATTAGACAGGCCATGGATGAGCAGGCATATACTCGACAGGGGATGGATCTGGATAAATACTTCGACCGGCGATTGGCCCGGTTGGAGGAAGAAACCGCCCAAGAACTTCTCATTGCCAAGAATAACTTGGCGTCTTTGGAAGAAGAACGACAGAAGAAAATCCCAAGAACTCCTCAAGAAGTGGAAGCTCTGGATACGAGGATCCAAAAAGCCACGGATGCGTTGGCTGAGTTGCAGGGAGACACGGGAACCATTCAGGCTCGGATTCTTAAATTAGGGATTGAACGGGAAGATGCACGCGCCGATAAGCTGTTGAAATCCAAGCAAACGTTGCTGGATATCGCGGCAATTTATGGTGGTGAAGAGGCGGCTCTGACAGCGGTCAATAACAAGTTCAATGAGCAGTACAACAAGGCCAACACGGCGGAAGAGCGAGCGGCGATTCAAGCGGAGCGGAGAAAAGAGGTTTTTGAGACAGAACTGAAGTATCGGGAGCAGTTGCTGCAACTAGATTTGCAGCGGATCCATCGGGGTCAAGATGCGCTGGAGCTAGAGCAGGCTCGGATTGATGCCACTCGCTCGCACATCGCCACTGCCGAAAAACGTGGGGATATTACAGAGTTTGAGGCACAGACGCAGCGGAATGCGTTGCTTCGCCAACAGGTGGCCCATGACGAGCAATTGGTCATCTCTAAGACGGTGGAGATGCGGCGGTTGCTGTTGGAACTGGCCAAGGAAGAACAGCGAATTCGTGAAGACATGGCGGGGAAGTCCGAGGAGTTGATCCAAGCACGTCTTGCGACGGATTTGGAAGCACGACGGCAACAGGTCCAAGGACTGGCCAAAGACATCTATAAGTTGAATGAGGGGATTGCAGATACGGCGGCTCAAGCAGAGTCGTATAGCAAAACTCTCAAAGAACACTTCATCGACGGGTTTGCGAATGCACTGACCACCGCCATCACTGACTACAAGAATGCGGGTGAAGCGTTCGTGTCGTTGTCTAAGTCCATCACGAATGAAATCGTGGGGATCTTCACCAAGGCATTCACCCAGAATCTGTTCAAGAAGCTCAATCTCTTTGGATTTGCTGACCAGTTGATGGCTGGGATTTTTGGGAATAGGGGTGGGAGTAGTATGAACACCCCGTTACCGGGAGCGATGTCGCTTAGCTCGTTGGGTCTAGGCAAGGCAGAAGGGGGTCCAGTTCATGGTCCGGGGACCGGCACCAGTGACTCCATCCCGGCCTTCCTCTCAGCCGGTGAGCACGTCATGCCTGCGAATAAGGCTCAACGGTATATGCCCCTCTTGGAGGGCATCAGGACCGGACGGATTGTGCCGTACTCGACTGGTGGTCCGGTGCAATCAATTGCACTGGGCTCGGTCATCCCTCGATACTACGCGACGGGTGGAGTGGTGGTCGCGGATGGTGGAGCCTCCTCCGTCCAGACCGGTGGAGGCATGGGGAATATGATGGTGACGATGCACCCCGACACCCTGAACATGACCATGCGGGAGTGGTTGGAACACGAAGTCGTCCGTCAACAAGGGAGACGGTAGATGCTGCAATTCAGTGATACGTTGCGGAACAACCGCATCAATCAGTTCGAAACGACGCTCGGCACCAGTCCGCATCTGTTCATTCGGTCGGGGCCTCCCCCGGCCAACTGTGCGGCTCCGGATACTGGCACTCTGCTCTGCGACATCACCCTCCCCTCTGACTGGTTGACGACGGCGGCACTGGGCAACAAGACCAAGCTGGGGACGTGGCAGGGCATCGCAGATGCGGCAGCGGGTCCGGGTACCAATGCAGGGCACTTCCGGATGAAAACCGGGACCACTACCCACTGTCAGGGCACGTTGACCATGACTGGCGGTGGCGGCAACATGACCATCGACAACGTGACCATTATCTCCGGTCAGCCGGTGAACGTGACCGCCTTCGCTATCACAGACGGCAATGCCTAACCTCGCCTTTGACCAGACGTGTGCGGATGCCACCTTAGTGGCGACGGCTGCGTTGAAGAGCCATGATCTGGCTCTGACCGCTACGCTGGATAACATCACGTTCGTGGCGCAGGCGGTAGGCTGGCGGTATGTCGCCTTCAACCAGACGTGTGACCCGGTGGGGCTGGTGATGACCAGTATCCGGGGTCATGCGGTGAAGTTCGAAGCGGCCACGGCCTCCGCCAAGATGACGGCGCATGTGGGGTTGGGCACTCCTCCACCCCCGGTCTACACGTACATCCCACGCATTTACAACGTCACGGGACAGGTGCGGCAGACCAGTGGAGCCATTCTCTGCTTCGTGGGACCACCGAACAAGAGCGTGGACTGGCGTATCCTCCAAGGGGATGGGACACTGACTCCCTTTTCGACGTTCACGGATGCTCAAGGCCGGTGCTCGTGCCGGTTTGATTCGGCAGGAGCCGTAGGACGTGTGGTGATTGGAGCCGCGTACGTACCATGAGTGTTCGACTCCTCGCAGGCCCGTTTCAATGCACCACCCCGTATGGGAAAGTTCTAGGTGTTGGTCCGGACTCTGGGTCGTTGAGTTTCGGGAACAATTCTGCGTGGTGGCCCAACGTGGGGTTGATCACCATGGGGTACTTTAGTGCCTATGATTTGTCGGGCACGCAAATCGTGACACTAGATGGTGTAGCTTCTGGAGGCATGTGCCGGTACAACCCGTACTGGTCGTGGTGGCCAGCACGCCAACAAATGGTGTCTTTGTACGGTGGTTATTACGTTCCAGATACTCCCGGCGCAGAAATTGTGTTTGAGTCGAAGTCATTTTCGTATCAATATGTCGATCCTGCTGAGTTTATTGATGATCCCGCCAATGAACTGGGTTACAACACCTATGTGAAGTTGGATGACCGGAGAATTTATCTCGCAGGGTGGAATCAGGTATGGAGACAAACCAAAGGACTTCCGAATGCGCCAGAAGCTGACATCCCTGCGGGGTTGAACCGCATGTATGCAGGTCGATCAGATACCGATGTCTTCTTGAGTGGAACGTGGTGGGATGGGCATCGGAATAGACTTCAGGGGTGTTTTTACGATACGGTCGCCAAAAAGATTGCATCACCCATGTATATCGTCGCGGATACGCCGGGAGAGCGCACTTCTACGTTGGTGTATGCTCCTGAATTTGGGGTATTGATGACGGCTGGGTATTTCGACGCTGATAGTAACGGGTATTCTGAGGGTTTTTTTACGAGAGTATGGAGTCTGGAAGTCGAACCAGCCGTGCTTAGTGCGCCAGCCATCGTGGGTGGGATTGCGCGGTCAGGCCAGATCGTGACGTATCGTGTGCAGTTGATGGGAGCCGACAATGACCCGGCTGAAGACGAGTTGATCGACTGGGCCGTAACGGGAGCCGGTGTTCTGTTGGACGTGCAGACGAAGACCGATGCCAATGGCTACGCCACGACTCGGGTGCAGTACCGGGTGGGAGAGACGGGTGATTCGACCGTCACCGCGAGTGTCGCATGCTGAAAGAGATTTTTCGCACCGTCACCGTCCCGTACATGCTGATCAGTGAGTATAAGGGCGGCTACGGGTTTGGCATATCGTACAACGGCAACAAGCCGCCCTACGTGGAGAGCCTATATTACTTTTCGGGGTTATGTGTCGGAGCCTATTCCACTCGTGATAGTCCGAGTAGCATTTATTTGTTTGGCACCATGAGCACCAACTACTGGCCCAGTTGGGATTCGGCTTTTTGGCGGTTTGATGGGAAGACCGGAAAATGTATTAAGCGGATTAATCAGCAAGGAAATCTCGGGTCGATTACCCTTGGGAATAAGCATAGTGCCAGAAGCGGGAAAATGTGGGCCAAAACTTACTGGCAAGATGGCTTGGTCCGCTTCGATTTAGGAAAAACCGCGAAATCCTTACTGGGAGATGAACCGAAGACAGAAGAAGGCTACTGGTGGGCCGCAGGTTCGCTGGGTGCCAATGGGGATGAAGCGGGGTCTGTTCCTGTCGAACATTTTGAGGGAGGTCAGTGGCCCGGAGGTGATCCGGACTCTAATGCACCGCATATCGGTGGTATTGGGATCGGAGGGGATTGGGCGATTGATGACCTCAATAATCGCTTCCTCAACGCGCAATTTGAAGAGTTGAGTGTGTATGTGTGGAGTACGGGAAAATTCTTGTACACCATTCGCCTACCGGAAGTCGTGGTGTCGATTTGCTTGGAAGATAGCAGTCGAGCATACATCTTGATGGGCAATCAGATTGTGGTGCTGTTGGACTATATCCGGGGGGAAGTCTTGGGATCATCGAGAGTCCCGCCCGTCAAGGTTGGACGTTCCTACTGGAACAACACCGAAGTTTCGATGGCCTATGATGAGACGTTTCGTCGGTTGTTGGTGGTGGAACACACGCCTGATAATCCGGATGGGTCTTCCTCGATATACATCCGAGGCTTTCGACAGGTGCCAGAGCCCGTGCGTCTTTCGACGCCCATCCCGTTGAAAGCTCCCCGGCAAGGGCGGGTCATTCCGGTGTTGGTGCAGTGCGTGGGAGGTATGAACGAAGGCGTGGGCGGCTACGTGATCAATGCCAAAGTGGAAGGCGCAGGGTCGCTGGCAGGATTACCTGTCTCGGATTATCGAGGGAATGCGCGTATCCCGGTGGCGTGTGAAGGGTCACGGCTGTTTGTTCCCTCCCCCGCCGATCCGTCATCTGACTGGGAGACGACCGGGTCACCAGATGCTACGCCCCCGCATACCGGGTTGGTGGTAGTGACCGCGTCAGCCCGCATCTATGCACCTGACCCTGCTGATATCCCGGTGAGTGGGGCATCTGGAGAGGTGAGAGGTGGCCCCGGAGAGCCGGGATTTGGTGGGGACCAGACCAAGCATTACCTGTGGACGTGGTACGACCAAGTCGCTGGAGCCCCACCACCGCAGTCTCCGAATCCCGGTGGTCCGCAGAGTATGCAGGCGTGGTACGACTACTTCTGGTCCATCACCAACCAAGAAATAGATACCCCTGCGGATGACTTCAATGATGTGTTGATGGGGTTGGTGAACCAAGGGTGCCATACCAATCCTGCACAAGGCGAGAAGCCTCAAGCCGATTGGCCCTTCAATGGGTTGATGATCATGGTATCGGGTGGAGAAGCCAGAGGCCGTATCTGGCTCCCTACCGCTACGACCAATGCGGCGTCAGGGGGGTGGTATACGCATGAGATGCAAGTCATCAAGGATGACCCCAGTGGCGGAGCCGCCAACGAAACGTCTCCGAACATGTTCTATATCGTGCAGGAAGTCAAAAATTCAAGAGTCTGGCAGTTGAATGATCCGCAACAGGCCAAGTTCTTCGTAGAGCAGTGCGTCACGAAAATGCATGATGTGAATGCCCTGTTTGGTCATCTGAAAGAGGATGCAGGCGGGCATTCGGCGCACTCGGTGCTGTACAAGGCGGATACCACGACGGCGGAGCAGATTCAGATTATCAGTGACAGTGGTGCAGCCGTGTGGACGTGGATTAAGCGGTCGAAAGACCTGTATGCGAAGTGGTATTACCCGGCGTAGAGGTGCAGGATGGCGATGACACGCACGGTCGAGGAAAACGGGACGGTCATTCTCACGAATGATGGGATCTTTGGGGTTGCTGCCGCCGCCGAACGGGTGGTGACCCTCCCCTTGGATATTGCCCCGTCGTTTCCCGTGGGGAGTGGTCGAGGACGCATTGTCCATCCCGTGCTGGGGATGTTTGACTACGAGACGAAGCCGGATGAGTGGGTGAACATCGACGCCGAGGCCATCGTGGCACCTACATGGGCGTCCTCACGGACGTTGACCAGTGCCGCCAACGTCCTGTGGCAGGGGAACCTCCGGGACGTGGTGGTGGAAGAGCGGTGGAAGGCCCTTGGCGGGCTCGCCATGCCCGCTACACAGTTCCGGATGCTGTTGGCCATCTGGACGAACCCGATGGACCCTGACGTGGGCTACGTGCAGTGGTATCCGAACTACATCACGCAAGCTGGGTTCCGGGTGTTACCCGTGGGCCTAACAGCCGGAGGACAGGGCATCACGTTCGATGACGTGGTCAATTACGTGGACGAGCACGACAACCCCATTGGATGGATGACGGCCCCAGTGACGCTCACGCTGAAGATGGTGGAACGGCTGTAATGGATCTGCGCTGGAAGCCCACCCCACGGGATAGCCGGAAGGATGTCAGGGTCATCCTGCATCCAACGGCGGCGATCTGGGATGTCCGGAGAGGACTGGATCCGGGGTCGGATGACTCCGTGGACTTGTCGGAGTTTGTCACGCAGGGGAACCATAGCGCATTCGACGCCAACGTCACCCTCAACTTCAATCGGGAGTTGTTTGGGCTCAACCAGCCGAAGCCCAATCAGGTGCTGGAAATCCAGTATTGGCAGAGTAACGAGTGGAAGCCGGTTTGGTTGGGGATTGTAGACGCCATCAGCCAGTTCACCCTGCAGCGGGGTGAGCGGTCGATGCAATTGATTGCAAAGACCCGTGACCAGCAGGATATCTGGCGGAATACCAAGCGCATCACACCGTTGTTCCCGCAGTTGACGAACTTGACCTACATTATCCAGCGGATTGCTCGCTCCGCAGGGATGAAAGGCGATGAGATTGCGTTGCCGAACAGCGCCTTCACTACCGCCCACAGCAATACGCAGTTGGCGGATATGAATGCGTGGGACATGGTCACCCAGACGTGTCTTCCGCTGGGGTGGACACCATTCATTGATGGTCTGGGACGCCTGCGAGTCGCAGACCGTGGGTTGCAGAATCGCACAGCGGACATTCAGCTAGAGGATGAACGCATTATCAAGGTGGGGGGCCAACGGCAGCGCCCACCAAAGTCGCGGGTGCGGGTGAACTGGTTGAACCCGACCATGAAGAAGCATCTGAAGCAGGGACAATTATTGAAGAGTGAAGTAATCACGCTTGGGTGGTTCATACCAGTGTTCTGGCGACATGGATATTTCTCAGAGGACCAGACGCAGCGGGCCGAGGGCACGTATATGAAGCCCAATCCCAGTTGCAACTCCCCATGGTCCCCTCGATTTGTACGAGAGACGTATCTGCAGCAGACGCAGAATAAGTACAAGTTGAGTTTCACGAATCTTCAAACCGTGGCAGTTATTGCGTTGATTGCCGGGTGGAATCAGGCGATTAGGGCTGGAGCCATTCCCGTTGTCGGGCAAACTGGTGGATCGAGAGTTGTGGAGTCTTTTTTCCAAGCCTCGTTTTGTTATCTGATGATGTGTGTGGGCACAGGCACCTATGAAATCTGGGGCCAGCCCTTCGACTGGGTCCATGCCCGGAACACGTCAGAAGCTTTTGATAGCTCGGTTCCGGAGTGGGTGGATAACACGGTCGATATCGACTCCGACTTCGTTGCCAACGAGGAGCACGCCAAGGCGGTGGCTATCCGGGAGTTGATCTACCAAGCCCGAGAAGCCAACAAGTGGTCCATTACTATCGTGGACGATCCCCGCATCGAATATGGGGACATCCTGCAGTTCGTGGACGGGAACCAGTTGTATGTGGAGGACTTTTCTCGGTCGTTGGAGCGAGGTGGTGAAGCTACCCTCGATGTGAAGGGCTTCCTGATTCCCAAGACGAACCCCGCAGGGCAAGGGTCATTTGGTGGAGATATTCCCCCGGTGATTCCGGGTGGAGGTGGTGGGGATCCGGGCGGTGGTGGGGGAGGGGGAGAAGAAGGTGGCGGTGGCGGAGAGAGTGGTGGTGGTGGTACCAAGAACTACCTCTGGGATTGGCACGACCAGACACCTGAAGCCCCACCCCCGCATGCACCTGATTCAGGTGGACCGCAGAGCATGGATGCATGGCGGGATTACTTCTTCCAGATTTCTGGGCAGACTATCGGCACGCCTGCCAACGACTTCAATGCCGTGCTGATGGGACTGGTGTCACAGGGGTGCAAGACCAATCCTGCTCCTGATGAAAAACCCCAAGCCTCGTGGCCGTTTCACGGACTCGCCATTATGGTGTCTGGGGGTGAGGCCAGAGGCCGCATCTGGTTGCCCACGTCAGAGTCCTATGTGGGAGGCGGGAATGTCTGGTGGACGCATGAAATGCAAGTCATTCGGGATGCTCCAGCCGTGGTTCGTGCCCCGAAACGGAAGTTGAAGCCTCCCGTGAGGTGACCCATGCCTGTCTTAACTGACCTCGCCTCTGCAGAAGTCAAACGTCGTGTCAAGAAGCTCTATGGCATGACGTTGACCCGCCCGACGATCTTGATTTCGGACGGGTTGAATGAGAACTACGCTTGTGATGTCCACATCGGACCCACGGATCCGACCGGGCAGATCAAGCAGTATCTCAACGACAAGAAAAAGGATGATGAAGACCCCAGTGATGACATTGTCACGGGGATCCCCGGCCAGCCGCCCGAATATTGGCAGTTGGACGATTCGTTGCCGGGACATGTGGACTTGACGCTCCACAACGTCGCTATCTCCCGGAACAATCGGGACTTGATTTATGCGGATGTCGGGAGTCCGGTGATCTGTGAGCGCACCGAGAACGGCAACTGGGAGATTACCGGGTTCGCCATGGAGCGTCCCGGCACGCATATGCTGTATCCGGTGAACCTTGGGGACATGACTATTGGGGAAACCATGGACTTGTCCATCGAGACGCGCCTGTTGACGCTGGCGGAGATGGGTGAAGAGCATCCTGAAACGTACCCGTTTGGATCGCTCCCCTTCGGAGCCAGTGCCATCTTTGAAGGTGGCGAAGTCGTTCAAATTGTGTAGGAGTTCGCATGACGATTGAATTGAACACCTTTGCCAGTGGAGATATCGACTATATCTCCAAGATGAACGCGAATGTGGCGGCATTGGAAGCGGCCATCAATGCGTTGCAGCAACAAGCAGGCGCTGGTGGAGCCGGGTCGGCTATCTCGGCAGGGTTCTTCCTCGATGCCCTGTTCAACCATGCCGATGCGCTGATCGGGGTGAACAGTTACAAGCCCACCCAGAATGCCACGGGTGTGACGGTGGCAGTGGGGGCCATGTATCTGGCGGATCTTCAGACGGTGGTGCAGTCTTTTGGCAGCACCACGTTGAACTTCACCGGAGCCGTGCCGGGGCCGTATTACATCGTGATTGATGGAGCAGGGTTCCCGACTCGGAGAGATACGAAAGAAGCCGGTGCCGTATACATGGTGGACTGGCGAGGGAATGGGTTTTACGGAGCCCCAGTCCTGCAGGCCCCGATTTTCTATGACACGGCAGAAGCTGAAGGTTCCCGTAACAGTGCGGTCAAAGGCACGCGGTACCCCACCCTCGATGGACGGTTGGAATACGTCGAAGCGGTGGCCAAAGAGGCGAATCAGGATGCCAACCAAGCCTTGTCTGTGGCCTATGAACTCCAAGCTGCCATTGGGGGCGTGAGCTATCGGAAAATCGGCTGCACGGTGGATGGCACAACCGGCATCAAGGGAGCTATCCAGATCGACTTCGAAGGCACGATTATCGGTTGGAGTGTAATCGCAGATAAAGTGGGTTCGTTGAGCGTGGAAGTGAGTCGGAAGGCATCGAATCAGCCACCGAATGCCCCACAGATTCCGAATACCACGACCGACAAGATTACCGCCTCCGCGCCTATCACGTTGGCCAATGTTCAATCAGCCGCTGTGGCGGATGCGGGTGTTTCGACATGGTTGCGAGACGTGGAGCGATGGGATGTCATCCAGTTCAACGTTATCTCGGTGAATTTGATTACCCGAGCCACGTTGTATCTGCAGATATTTGAATTCCTGCCGTCGCCGCCTGATGTGGTACAGCCGCTCCCGGTGTGGGAGGGATTTTTTGGTGAGTCCCTGCCGCCTCGTCTACCGGAGATTCTTGAGTCTCCGCCAGATTTTCTGGAGTCGCCACCTGATGTGCCTGAAGGGGGAGAATTCTAATGGCTCTGTTGTTCATTGAAGGATTCGACCACCACGGAAACGGCAAAGAACTGGCCTTGACCGGGAAGTGGGCTCCGAATGGTGCTGGTAACCATACGGTCACCAATTCTCAATGGCGTACTGGTGGCTATAGTTCACAAGGGTATTACAGCGGTGCCGGTGATGAAGCGGTAACGAATCCTCTTCCTGTGTCTGGAAATGGATTTGTGGTTGGGGTGGCCATTCGGACGCGAACAGCCGCTTCATCATCGAAAGATTTTCTACGCATCAAAGAAGGTGCGGTCGTTCATCTAGCACTGGCCTTGACCACCGGGATGGTGTTGCAAGTCAAGCAAGGGGCGACGGTCATTGCCACGGGCACGTCTGTGCTTCCGATCAATTCATGGGTGTATATCGAATTCAAAGGCACGATTCACGACACGACCGGAGCCTATGAAGTCCGCATTGATACGGTGAATGAAGCCGCCTTGACAGCCACGGGAGTGGATACGCGCAATGGAGGGACAGGGCAGTGGGATCGGTTTGCGCTGACCCCAGCCGTAGGAGCGTGGGATTCGTGGGCAGATGACATCTACGTCTGTGACCAGAGCGGCACAGCGTGCAACGATTTCCTTGGACCCATTCGTATTGAGACGCTCTTTCCGCAGCCGGGAAATGGTACCAATGTTGGACTCGCCCCCTCCACCGGCACGGACCATGGAGCGATGGTCGATGAGATACCGCCCAATACGACGGACTACAACACCGGAACGGTGGTGGGAGCCAAGGACACGTATAACCTGCCTTCGTTGGTTGGGATCGGAGATGTCATCGGTCTTCAGGTGAATTTGTACGTGGCCAAGACTGATGCTGGGGCTCGTCAGGTCTGTGGCGTAGTGCGGACGGGTGGTGTGGATTACGACGGACCCAGCAGGACGCTGTTGACGACGTTTGCCTACGTGACGGCCCTCTGGCCGATGAACCCTGCCACTGGAGCGCCGTGGACCCCTGCTGAAATCACCGCACTGGAAGCGGGCATGAAAGTGACGGTGTAAGCATGTCGCTCCTGTTCTTTGATGGCTTTGACCACGTCGGGGAAACAGCCCCATCGGGTTCGATTCCGAAGTGGGGGGACACGTACTATTGGCATGTCACGACGAGTGGGGCGGCGAGAACGGGTGTGGGGTGTTTGAAAGCCTATTTCACTGGCTCCAGCACCCAGTATTACGCGCAGACCAAACCTCGGGTGACCAGTGGGGGCGTGGTCGTTGGAGGCGCGTTTTTTCTGTCGCCGGGAGTGGCCGGGACCAACACGATGTTCTTGGAGGTGCGGGAGGGGAGCATTTCGCATCTTGGTCTTCAAGTGAACGCTTTGAATCGCTTGGAAATCAGACGAGGTGCGACCATTATTGCCACGGGGCAACTCACGATTTCGCCAAACAGTTGGTTCTTTCTGGAGTTCAAGGCGGTGATCCACCCGACTACGGGCACGTATGAAGTGCATGTGGACGGAGCCGTGGACCCCGGTTTGGTGGGCACTGGAGCGAATACCCAGAACGGAGGGTCAGGTGTCTGGGATCGCATTCATTTTACTGGCACCGGGACTGTATGGGTTGATGACTTTTATCTGTGTGACACGAACGGAGCCGCCCCCTATAACACGTTCCTTGGTCCCGTTCGTGTGGAGACGCTGTTTCCGCAGACGGATGCTGTCGCAGTGGGCAGTAATCAAGGCTTGACGCCTTCGACCGGTACGGACCATGGCGCACTGGTCGATGAGAATCCGCCGAACACGACCGACTTCAACTCGTCTGCCCAAGTGGGGACCAAAGACACGTACAACTACCCGTCAATGACCTACACTGGGACGGTGTTTGCGGTGCAGCCGCAGTTGTATGTGGCCAAGTCCGACTCGTCAGGCCGACAAATCTGCCCAGTCGTTCGCGTCAATGGAGTGGATTATGACGCGGTTCCCAGTTCGCTCTCGGTGACATGGGGTTATGTGTCCAATGCGTGGCATCAGAACCCCAATACGCTGGTGAGTTGGACGGTGGCTGACGTTGCTGCTCTCCAAGCAGGCATGAAGATTCTGGTATAACCGGGATGATTACCCCTCTCGCTTCAGCGTCGTTCCCTTCGACGCATCGGACTGTCGTCCTGCTGGTGGGGGCAGAAGGTAGTATTGCGGACGAGAGTTCGTACGCTCGTCCTCTGACAGTTGTTGGGAACACGGCACGCACGACGCTACAGCCAAGATTTGGCTCGTTTTCTCTGTTGTTTGACGGGGCTGGGGATGCGATTACCACGCCGGATAGTCCGGACCTTACGTTTGGTTCAGGAGATTTCACGGTTGAGGGGTGGTTTCGCTTCGGGAAGATAACCGATCAGGCGCTGTTAGGGCAGTGGGACAACGCTGGGAGCACTCCCAATTGCAGTTGGTATCTGATCGTCATCGGTGGGTCGCTGTACTTCCGGATGGCGTGGGGAGCGTCTATCACTGACGTGGTTGCCAGTCCCACGTTGGTGGGAGGGCAGTGGTACCACATTGCCGTGGATCGGAGTGGGAGCACCGTCCGGATCTACGTCAACGGAGCCGTCGCGGCAACCGCTACGCTCACGCAACCGTTGAACGATTCGACCAATGTTTTGACCATTGGCACGGTGGGCACGACGGGCACGTATGCGGCCTATGATTTCCAAGGTCAGATGGACGAAATCCGGATCACGAAAGGCGTGGCTCGGTATGACGGCGTGCTGTTTGCTCCACCACAATTCCCGTTCCCTCGTGCTCCTGAGCCGTTACCCATTGACACCACAGGAGCGAATCTGCTCGTGGCGTGGGTCACCGGGTGGATTAATTGGGGAGTTTGGTCCGATTCGAAAGGGAATGTCTGGACCAATTTACCCCAGCGAAATAACGGGAATTATGGAGGGCGGTGGGTCTACTGTACGGCTCCGGTGGTTGGACCGAGTCATACGTTCGCATTCACCAATGCCAGTTATGAGGCATGGCATGTCTATGCCTTTAGTGGCGTCAACACCTTTCAAGGAGAGGTGGTTGCCAACGCCGACAATACTTCGACGGTTGGGTCTGGACCCATTACTCCAACCATCAATGAATCGTTGATTTTGACAGCGTATAGTGGTCCTAACGTGGGACCGCATACCGTTGGTCCTCCAGAGTTTGTTCCCACGTTACATTCGGTGGGCACCAATGCGGTAGCCTACTGGATACAGCCCGTGGCGGCTCAGGTCAGCCCCCTATGGTCGTGGCCTCAGCTAAATACGTTCAATACTCTCGCGGACACCATTGTCTTTGCACCGGGCACGCCCACGGCGCAGGCGCAGTTGTCGCAGTTGCCAGTCGAAATACTGGTGCGGATTGATGCTCCACCCACAGTCAATCTGTCATCCCTGCCGGTAGAGGTACTGGTTGGATCGGGACTGCCGGGTGCCAACCTCACACAGGTGGCCGTTGAAGTCGCCTTGCAGCCACCGCCTCCGGTGCTCCAGCTATCTCAGGTGGCTGTGGAAGTGATGCTGGGCACGCTTCCGAATCTGCCCATCAAGCTCTCGCAAGTGGCCATCGAGGTGCTGTATTTTCCACGGTCCACCACCGGGGTGGTGAGTACAGTATGGATAGGGGAGAGCGGGGGCAACATCTGGATCGACTAGTGCAATTAATTGCAAAGGAGTGCCCGTGCTACGCTTTGCCCAATCCGTGGAAGAGGACAGCTACGAGCCGCCACCCCGGTGCGTGACGTTGACTCGATACTTCTATCCGCCTGCTGAGCGGCCTGCTCTGGAGCTACAGGCCCAACTCCAAGCCGCAGAAACGGTGGTGTCCCATGCGATTGTGCGACCGCTACAGACGCATCAGAGAGAAGCCCTGCTCTGTCTGGTGTCCGACCTGTTGGCAGGGTTGGCGTCCTGCCCATCGGTGCCGTTTGAGAAGTCGTTTCTGGTACTGGCCCTGAACAAGGGGATGTTCCAGATCGCGGCGGCGGAATTCCACGTCTTCTGCTATGCCGAGGGCAAGGTCCAGACCCGGCTCTGGGAGAAGCGGAAGGCGGAGCAATATCTGTTCAGTCGAGGGCACTTGCTATTCGAATGAACAAATGCTAGACTAGCGGGCAGTCACCAATGGAGTGGATTTAATGCTGGATTTCGTTACTGCCCACAAGGCGCATCTCCCGTTCATCGCGGTCCACACAGATGATCCGGTCAATGTCCGGACCATTCTGCAACACCTGTCCGGGAAAACCTTGCAGCCATTGCCCACCGCAAAGAATGCCCCCATTGGTGACATGTATCTCTGGTGGACGGAGGATCCGGCCACGGTCACCACCGACATGTACCGGAAGCTGTGTGCCTCGACGGCGAGTTGTGCGGTCATCAACCCGGAGAAGCCGAACCTGCTGGTCTACGACACCGGCATCCTGCAGACCCCAACCAAGTTCTTCCGGCAATACCTCAACGATTTCGTGGCAGAGGAGCAGATTGAGCCTGTTGTCCAGCAGTTGAAGGGCCTCTCCCTGAAGACCGCCCAAGAGGTGGTCCAGTTGACCATGGCCCGGTGCAATTCGATTGCACCACAGGAGATTCGGAAGACCCGGCAGATGATGGGGGGAGAAACACCCGGCCTCTCCCAACTGGACACGGACTACGACTTCTACGAGTGGCCTCAGCCCCTGCAGGAGTGGCTGACGTTGAACGAGGGGTACTTCCTCGACCTGAACACGCCTCCGCAACTGGTGCCCCGTGGGCTCCTCCTTGGCGGCGAGCCCGGAGTGGGCAAGTCCATGGCCGCTGCCGTGCTGGCCAAGCATTGGGACGTGCCGCTCTTCCGGTTGGACATCTCGACCAGCCTCAACCGGTATCTGGGGGAGTCGGAGAGTCGGATTGCCCGGAACCTTCAGGTCATCGAGCAGAATGCCCCGTGCGTGTGGTTGTTGGACGAGGTGGAGAAGCTGTTCATCTCCAATGGGGATGAGGGCACCACCCAGCGGATCCTCAGCCAGATGCTCTGGTGGCTCCAGTACCACAAGTCACGGGTGCTGACCATCATGACCACGAATAACCTTGCAGGAATCCCGAAGGAGTTGTATCGTGCGGAGCGTCTGGACAAGGTACTCCATCTGGAGAAGCTGTCCCTCTCCGCTGCCAAGTTGTTCGCAGCCAAGGTCTATGAGTCGGTTCTGCAGCATGCGCCACCGCCCAAGCGGCTGAAGGCGGTGCGGGAACTGTTGGAGACGAGCGACAAGGGCATGTATGCCCATGCTGAGGTGCGGGTGATGGTCTACGATGCAATCAAGAGCAACGGCTGGGCAAAAGAGGGCAGTTGACAAACGTTTAGCTGCATGCTATAGTGAGGGCAGGTCACATTTCCGACCTGCTTTCCAAGGAGTGGAAGAAAATGTCAGCAACAGCAACCAGTCCCCTGCGGTATCGCGGATGGCGCAGCACCTACGCGGATGTCGCCAGCCGCAACGGCAACGAATTTCTCGGCCTGTCCATCGAGTACGCCGCGCATCCTTCCGGCATCGGATGCTTCATCCTGCGCTTCATCGTCCACGGCAAGGGTGTGGACCCGAAGAACTACAAACACCTCACCTACCGTGAGATGGCGGAGTTCGTCATCCCCGGTGGCGAAGGCAAATCGTCCGAGAAGTTCAAGGGTTTGCGTCTGAACAAGATCGCCGTCCCTGTGTTCTCCCCGGCCGTCTTCCGTCACGAGGTGGATGAGTTTGCCACCAAGTTCAACCTGTGGCCCGTCCTGACCGAGTGGATCGCGGAGCAGATTGCCGCCGAGGGTTTCACCGTGACGGTGGAGAACCTGCAGGAGACGATTCGGAGTTTGGCGATTCTGCCATCGTCGGAGGCCGGGGCGGTCAAATCCGTGCTGGAGTTCCCCGACCTGAACGCGCCGGAGCAGAAGGTCTTCGCCATGAAGCAAGCCAAGAAGCCTGCACCCGAACCTACTGAGGACGAAGACCTCGATGACGAGGACGGCGACGGCGACGAAGAGGACAAGGAGTGGCTGAACTAGCCATGCCCGACCACGATGAACGGTATCAGGTGCGGAACGCCGAGATTGAACGGGCGCTCCGCACCCTCGCCACCCTCATCAACGACCAAGTCCCCGAAGGGTGGGGCTGGGGACTGTTCATGGTCCCTTTCGGGGAACACAAGGCCGCGCCTGAAGGTATGGGTGCGGTGTTCTGGATTTCCAACAGCGAGCGGGCAGGCATGATCGAATCCCTGAAGGGGTGGATTGCCGATACCGAGAAACGCAACAAGACCTAACATCTCGCTGGTTTATTCGCATCGTCGCCTGCCCTATTGGGGTCAGGAGTGCGTGGAAAACGCCAACCGCCAAGAGGCTCGCTACCTTCTAACGATTGGCCAATCACACGGGCGGTAGACTGGCTGGCCAATCGCAACGCAAGGAGTGTGTATGAAGGAGAAAGTCACGCTGGCAGATCGCCTGCTCAAGCGTCTGAAGGCGCTGGGGGTGGGGGATCGTAAGGCCAAGGCACTGGTCAAGGATCTGGCCCCCACGGCGGCACGGCAGAAGGTGTCGGGCACCGTCACGGAGAAGCTGACCGTTAAGCTGGTCAAGCTGGGCCTGTCGGAACGGAAGGCCAAGGAATTGGCCAAGGGCCTCGCCCCGACCGTCCGGACGGCCATCAAGGCCAAGGCCAAGACGGCCAAGAAGAAGCTGGACGATGTCACGGACGAAGACGTGAACGCCGAGGTGGATGGCGTCGTGGACCTCGCTGAGGATATCGAGTTGGACAAGGTGGCCCCCCGCGTCAACGGCCATCGGGTCCGTCTGGACCTCCCGGTGGTGCTGCGGAGCACGTGGCAGAGCAAGCCTGTCAAGGGCATCGAGTTGCTGCGGGTCATGGACGGCCTGAGCACCACAGCCACCTACCTCGTGGCGGCGGTCAAGAGCGACGAAGGCATCGTGGCGGTGCGGCAGTTGGGATCGGACTTCTACAACGTCAAGTTCTACCCGCACATGGGCTACTGGGGCAAGACGCAGGAAGAACTGGCCAGTCTCGGAGCGCAGGAGTATTTGGCGCGGGAGTGGTACCAGCGCATGCACATGAACCGCGCCACGCTGGAGCAGGTTCTGTTCCGGCTGGAGGCGGAGGCCAAGCCCCGGTCCCGCATGCGAGCGTTGCTCGACCGCATGACGGCGGTCACGGCGGCACCGCTCATCAAGGCGTTCGACTACCTCCACAAGCGGGTGGGTGTTGCCGCTTGATGACACGGCTCGTCTGTCGTCCGTTGACGATAACGAGTTGCTACGCGGCGTGAGGATTGGTGATGGGATGGCGTGGAGGTCGATAGACCTTCCCGGCCATCTCAGAGCCATTGTTGTCTGGGGTGAGACGGCGCAGGAGGCGCTAGACCGTGCCCAGCAAATCATCGAAAGGTGGAATCATGCCTGCCACCAAGGCCGCTAGACCCAATATCCGCCTCGTCAACGGACGGGTGCGGGTGCTGTTGACACCTCCCAAGCCCAAACGGAAGAAGACGTGGACCAAGCGCACGGTCACCGTGGCGAATGAGCGGGTGATGAAGAGAGACATCGCTGCATTGAAGCAGGCGGTGCGGAAGTTGCGGAAGCGACTACAGAAAGCCGGTATCTAGTTCCCGCCGCTGCCCAGCGGCCACAGCCGTGTGACCCCCGAGCGGTGGGAAGACAGATCGGGGGCGTTGCAATTAATTGCAAGCCATGGAGGGTTTCATTGTCACAACCCCGTGTGATTGCTTTTTACCCCTGTCTGATACCCTTGGTCGGTGACCATGCGGCTGTCGTGGTGCTCTGCCAGATTATGTACTGGCATGAGGGACGGCTTCGTGTGTGGCGGAAGGGCCAGTACTGGTTGGCCAAGTCCCGCGCCGACATGTGTGCGGAGACAGGTATCACCCTCGACCAATACAAACGCATCATGCCGTTGCTTGTGAAGCAGGGCTGGATCAAGTTGGAACGTGGCCTCTTCAAGAACAAGGTCACCCCGATGATTCAGTTGACTGAAAAAGGGCAACATGCCATCATTCCAGAGGAGCCTCCCACCCCCACGACGTTGGTGGTGCCCCCCGCCAATCCTCTTACAGAGAGTACAACAGAGAATACAGACATAGAACTCTCTTGCGTCCCATTCGATGATCAAGATCATCGAGTAGCGAGCGAGTACCCGAAGGGGGAAGATCCGGGGGAGGAGAAAGAGAGAGAAAGGGAAATAGAGGAAGTACCGGAAGTACAAGAGCAGTCGGCAAGTGTCAACGACAAAATACAGATCGTTGGAGTCCCCCTTCAACCGATTGAACCCAAGAAGAGGATCTGGATGAAGGCTGAAGATATTCTGAAGGCACATAAAGGCCCCCTGCACGGGAATTTAGGGGCCTACTGGAAGTCCCAGTGCGAGGTGGAGTTTGGGGGATTTCAGAAAGCCCTGACCGGGAAAGAGTGCGGGCAGTTGAAGCAACTCCATAAGCAACTGGGGGAGCAGACTCGTCCGGTGATCAGTTACGTCATTGGGCACTGGTGGAAGTTTGCCAGTCGTGCTGCCACATCTGCGGGGATTTCGTCATGGCCGGTGGACCCGCATATTGGCTACCTTCTGAAGTACCACGCAGTGGCCGTAAATTTGCTATCATCAAAGCAAGCTCTACCGCCACCGGCTGAGCCCCTACCGCCGCCTGCAATTAATTGCAGCGGAGCGGAGGAACAGCCCTACGTTCCGTCGTCTCAGGAGTTGACGGCGTTGCTCGATGGGCTGAAGTCTCCGTAAGGAGCACTCGTGATGACGCCAGCTACCGGATTGCTTGACGCCAAGGAACATTCGCGGATTCTCGCGGACTTCGAACGGGTCTGTACCACGGCCGGAATTCAGGGCCACTTCCTCTATGAGTCCATGACCAAGCACTGTGGACCCGTCGAGGTGGATTGGGTCAAGAAGTTCTGGCACTATAAGGCACAAGGCGTTCCCGGCCTCGTGCTACAGGGCGTGACACGTCCTGATACGCGTTGTCAGTCGATTGCTGCAGCGTTGGTACGGAACTACGTCGATGCGCGGGTCATTCCGCTGAACAGCCTGTTGGACAGCACGATGAACGGCAACCACCCCCCGAGCCCCACGGTGTTGCTGATCCCCAACCTGTTCATGAGTGCGATGGGGAAGAACATCCCCGCGTGGCGGGTGCAGGCCATGTACGACTTGCTGCTGGAGCGGAGCACCAAGAGCAAGCCCACCGTGGTGTACATCGAAGACCTGAAGGGCCTCGTCGGCATCTACGGCGAACCCTTCCGAGATTTCCTCAGCCGCTTCACACTGGTGACGGAGTAACCATGAGTCATAAACACCGGGATCGCACCATGACGGATCCGGAGCCACAAAAGCCAGACCCTGAAGACGATATGGAGCCGTTGGACGAAGCGGAAGATTTGCTGACCGTCCTTGCCCTGCTGGCGCAGCGGCTCCATATCAATGCCGTAGCTCCGGATACGGCCTCCATTGCGGGTATCCAAGCCTTCGCGCAGGAGCATGGGGTGGATATCACCATGGACACCATTGTGAAGGCACTGAAGCAGGCCCAAGTGGTGTTGTTGCAGCGGCAATTGCAGGGGGTGTAGTGGCATTTGCACTGGGCAGTAAGGCCATCAAGCGGCTGTGTGCCGATCAGAACCCCATGCTCTGGCAGAAGGCCAAGCTCTCTCCGGCGCTCTTCAAACCATATGAGCAACCGGTGTATGCGTGGGTGGTGGACCACCTGAAGCTCCACCACGCCCTCCCGCAAATCGAGACGTTACAGGCGCAC